TTTTGAGATGTAAATTAACCAAAGGAAAGAGTGACCCACCACTTGGAGGGAATACCTTTTTTTACGTATAAATATTAAGTAAAATTTCACATTTTTACCAAGTTTTAAAAAAATTGATTTTATAAATAACTAAATTTATTTTATTACACAAATATAAGAAAAGCCACAACAACAATGTCAACCGCAAGCAACGTAAAGTTAATCAAGTTACTAAGTGAACGTTATAAATTTGACGCAGAAGATGCGGTCGAATATGTAAAAACAGCAAGTAAAAAGGGTCGTCCAAAGAAAGAAATCGAAGTTGAACAAGCGAAAGATTTGTTTGACAAGATTTTGGAAGACGCTGGAGAAGCACCACTTGAAAAAGATCCAGCATTATATAAACAGTTTGAAAAAGCTCCAGAAAAAGTGAATAAGGTCGCTGAAAAAGAAAAGAAAGCTGCTGAAAAAGAGGCTAAAAAAGTTGAAAAGGAAAAGAAAGATGCTGAAAAAGAGGCTAAAAAACTTGAAAAGGAAAAGAAAGCTGATGAAAAGGAGGCTAAAAAACTTGAAAAGGAAAAGAAAGCTCATGAAAAGGAACAGAAAGCTGCTGAAAAGGAGGCTAAAAAACAAGTCAAACCTGTAGTCGTCGCTCCAGTAAAAACAGTTACACATGTTGAATCAAGTGACGATGACTCGAGTGATGACGATGAAGAGGACGACAAAAATGATGTTGTTGAATTAAAACCTCAAGAAAAAGAATTGGTTGTCATTAAACATACTCCTGTCGAAGAACTTGTTCTTTCTAGTGATGATGAGATTGATGAGGATGTGAATAAAATAGTTCAATCTGTTATGCGGGCAAAAATGGCTAAATCTGAGGCAAAAAAAGAATCTGATGATGAATCCGAAGAAGATGATTCCGATCATGAAGAAGAGGAAGAAGAAGTTGTCAAAGTAAAACGGGTCAAAATCAATGGCAAAGATTACTTAAAATCCAGCAACAATGTATTATATGATGTTGAAACAAATGATGCGATTGGTGTTTGGGATGAAAACAAACAAGAAGTCATATTAAATGAATTGGATGAAGATTCATATGTTGACGAAGACAACAACGAAAAATCTGATGATGAAAAATCTGAGGATGAATAAAAACCAACAAATAAAAATAAAAACCTATAAAAATGAAAAAAGGGCGCACAAAAAGCGTCCTTTTTTCTTTTACTACGACATAAAAGTTTTTGAAAAAACTACCTCAAAAATAAAAAATTGATTTACTTTTTCTCTCCTGGTATCATTTTACCAAAACCAAAAACAAACATCAACAATGAGCTCAATCGTAAAAAAACAGCTGGTTATGTCAGGGTTAAACTTACCCATGGAGATCATTGATATCATCAAAGATTATTCTTTTCATAACATCGAAGAAGTCGCAAAACAAAACAAAAAGAGTGCGAATCGCCTTATTAAAAATGCCGAATTAACCAGAATCAATTATGATGATACCAACCCCAAATGGAGATTAGAAATTCCAAAGGGTAATATGTACGGGGATAAGTTTATTTTAGACGCCGGATTTTGTAGGGATTGCGGTAATTATAAATACAATAAGGTTCGTTATCATCTCAAAGTATCGTGTTCACCATCCATATATTGTAATTGTTATAATGGTTATGATAGCGATGAAGAAGACCACTTCAATTATGATACGTTTACCTATTTATAAACTTTGAAACAAATGGAAAGAGTGACCTGTCGCTTGACGGGAATACCTTTTTTCACGATTCGCCCTTTGGTAAAAAAAATTGATTTACTTTTTCTCTCCTGGTATCATTTTACCAAAACCAAAAACAACCCAAAAAATGAATTTTACTATTTTATTCGCCATATTCTTATGTTTGATTTCTGGTGTCGCTGCGAATACACACCCGGGTCACAGAGGAATTCAAAACCAAATGTTTGACCAAAAAACTTATAACGATCATTTAATGGCAAAACCAACCATTGGTATCAATGACCGTATTTGGTATAACAAAGCGATACCTACCGAATTTCAAGAAAAATTATGTCCTTACATACAAGAATTACTGGTTTTCCAAGAGTCCAAATACTATGTTGTCCTTGGATACACTTTGGAAAAATACCACGAATACTTGTTAAAAAATGTGACTGACTTTTATATGGAAGAAATCTATACATTACACAATTATCCGACCTATCGTGAAAATGTAACACTTGAAAATGTTACCATGACTGATGTTTATTTATATCACAAACAACAGTGTAAAAAATACCCAGTCAATGGAGCAATGATTAATCGTTATCGGAAATTATACAGCAAATTATACGAAGGATTGATTACCACCAAGCATTTAAAAGGAAATACGATTAATCCAAACACTAAAAAAATACCGCACGCATACAATAACAACTGCGATAAAAAGAATTCGGTTAGTTTCAATCCCTTTCTAATATTTCTAGTATTGTTTTGTGTATTTACAATGGTTGGTGCTGGTGGAGGAGGAACTAGAAAAAGAAGATAAACATAAAAATTTAAAAAAAAATAAAAATTTAAAAAAATATATAAAAAGGTGCTCACTGTAGCACTTTTTTATATTTATATTATTCTACAATTAGTCTTTCAAGCAAGATTCCCTGGGACACATGGCTGCGTCGTTATCATATCTCTGGTTTTCTCTGTAATATCTTGGAGTAGTGCTGTTTAATGTTTCAATTTGTTTTGGTGGTTGTTGTATTTGAATATTTGATGGAAGATGTGTGGGTTTTACATCATAAATATCCAATATTTTTTCAATAATCGGACTTCTTTCAATATCCGTATTATTCATTTCCACAATTTTAATTCCACTATTTCTTATCATGGTTGTATTACGATTCATTTCTATTTGTTCATATAAATTAAATTTACGAATAAAATCGTATAAACCACTATTAAGACCCTTGTCGGATTGTTTCAAATCGCCCGTAATTACCATTTTACTACCCTCACCAATTCGCGTAGTCAACATTAACATTTGATTCGGCGAACTATTTTGCATTTCATCGGCAATAATAAATGCGTTTTTAAACGTCCGCCCTCTCATGTATCCAAGTGGCGCGATTTCAATCACATTCGCATGGATCATCGCATCAATATCTTTTTGCGAATAAAATTCCAGAAAAATATCAAATATAGGTCGCGTCCAAGGATCCATTTTTTTATTTATATTTCCTGGTAAGAACCCAATATCTTCCTCCACGGGAACTACGGGTCGTGTCAATATGACTTTATTTATATTTCCAGATTGTAATTCTTTGATTGCGGTATTACATGCCAACATCGTTTTACCTGTTCCGGCAGGACCAATGGCAAATAATAATTTAATTTTCCAGTCATTCAAATATTCGCAATATTTTTTTTGATTGTATGATTTAGGTTTATAATAATTTGACAATGATTTCAAGGATGTGCTGGTTCGCTTTGCCGAAAACGCACGCATTTGAAATGAATTTTTAGAAATAAGCAATAACGAAAATAGTAAACAAGACATTAACATAAGTTAATTATACTTTTTTGTTTAAGTTTATTTATTATTATATTCACAAATAAAATAACTAACTTTTTTTACAAATCAAGAAAAACCGTTTAAACTTTTTGATCCCATCCGGGGTATATCCATCGCATTTTCGTATGGGTTTCATCACATATCCATATACATTTAATATTTGTCTCACTAGATTCAATAAAGGCCACTTTTGTATATCCGTCGCATTTTTTTGTAGACTGGTCAAACAAGACGAACTCAAATGGTATTTCAATTCTTTCATATATTTTTCAACACTTTCGTATTTCTCTTGACTCAATAATACATCTCGCTCAATAAGTATTTCGCTATTTTCATCAAAAAAAATACCAATATTATTTAGTATTTTTTTACTGATTTCATCCATATTATTTTATATTTTATAGACAAATAAATATTTCAGGAAATAACCCAATTTATAAATCACTAGTATTCCATAATATAGTATAAACGTCTTCCCCATTTTCCATTTTTGTTTTGGTGTATTTACAAATAACCTTTGGGTTTACCTTGTTATTCACGATATCTTCAGCTTGGTATACATTACCAAATTTGTCTAAATAATAAACAATACCCATAATTTCCTGTGCCCATAATTCTATTTTCTGCATAGTCTGTTTGTTTTCTTCGTCCTCAACTAATCCATGCGGTGTTCCCTTCATATGGGTCCCACAATATTCACATTCCTCTTTTTTGCGTCGGGTACATTGTTCCCCGCTTGCCCTTTTGGCACAACATCGTTCAAAATAAGGAACTACATTTTTGACCCGCTTTCGTTTCATAAAATCATCCTTATTCAAAGTCATGCGCTCATAATTGTAAATATATTGAATCAAATCATTCATTTTTTCATCATTCATGCCAAGTTCAATTGACTTTTCACGAATTTTTTCCTTTAATGTTGTAATATAATTTTCAAACTTTTTGTTAATACGCTTTTCCATGTTCAAATAAATCTTATTAATTATTATATTAAAATATATTTAAATCAATTTTTAAATATATGTCAAAACAACTTAAAGAGGTTAGGCATTATTTGTGTTTTCGTCTATAACTACGACAGGTGTTTCTTCCACGACATCAACAGGTGTTTCCTCCACGACATCAACAGGTGCTTCCTCCACGACCACTACAGGTGCTTCTTCCACGACATCAACAGGTGCTTCCTCCACGACCACTACAGGTGCTTCTTCAATCACGACTTTAATATTTTTATCCTCTTCGGAAAGCATAAATTCTGAATTATATATGCTACTACTCACAGTGGTCGCGATTTCTTGTTGTTTGTTTTTCTTACGCGCCTTGTATTTTTTCTTCTTCAAGTTGTTACTATTTGATTTTGATTGGGTTTCAGTGACAATCGTTTCCACTGACAATTCACTTATTAAATCACTTGGTATTTCATTTTTGTTATCATGAGGTGTTTCAAAAAACTTTTCTAAATGCGTTGTATTCTTTAAATCATTTTTATCATTATGAATCACCTGTTTTTCCTTCATTTCTCTCACATCAATCATTTCATAAGTGGCATTTTCATCATTTTTTTCTTCAAAATGAATATCGTTATTTATTTGATTCAACATCATTTCCAATTTGTAATAATAACGCGACAAGTATTTAATATTCAATCTGTGAAAAAATTCAAGATAATTTATAAAAAGTGTTATTTTCTCTCTTAACATGATATTGTTAAAATAAACTGTATTCACAAAATTATCTATATTAAATCCAATCTTGTTTTTTACCTTGTATTTTTCCAATTCTCTTTCTTTGATAGTAAAATAATTATGTAAAGCATACAACAATTCTACAATTACATCGTGAATACTTTGTACAACGTCAAAATCATATATTTTGAACGGCTCTAAATCTTTATACACCGGAAACTGATTATGTATATTTACCAATTCCAACAATTTTTTATCTTTTATATTGGTTTTGATGTAATCTACAACTATTTTATACAATTTGAAAAACTCACAATACATGCGATTAATAATTGCCGAAAATAATCGTTTGACATCGTCGTATTCAATATCAATTATTTTTCCTTGAAAATATAACGAATCCAACCCAAACACACATAGTGTCTCCTTGTTGTTTTTAATAAATTCATTATACATCCCCTTTAATTTCATGATTTTTGTGTCAAGTAAACTGATCTTTTTTTCATTTTCCATTTTCCATTCTATTATTTTGATAAACGTATTTTTTATTTGAGTTAATTTATCTTCAGTATCCTCCATATATTAGTATGAAATTATATTTTTTATTCCATAGAATTTTATTTTGTTAAATATATTTTATTTTAATATTATATAATGGATAATATTAAAGACAATACCGATACAATACTTTCATTAAGCAACGACGCTATTTGGACAGTAGAGCATGAGGCGATCTTGATTGAATGGGCGGATAAAGCAATGTGTTACCGTTGGCTACATTCCCGCGCAAACATGTTATATTCCACATTAAACGCATGGTACACGATTCCGGTAATTGTTATATCCACATTAACCGGAACCGCTAATTTCGCACAAGATCGTGTGCCTTTGGAATATCAGAGTTATTATGTGATGGTTGTAGGTGGATTCAATATTTTAGCAGGAATTATTACCACAATACAGCAATTTTTGAAAATAACACAACTCAATGAAGCACATCGTGTAAGTGGTATTGCCTGGGATAAATTCTATCGAAATGTCAAAATAGAATTGGCAAAACACCCTAGTGAAAGAACTCCGGTGACACAAATGATTAAATTGTGTAAAGAAGAATTTGACCGTTTAATGGAAACCAGTCCAGTAATCCCTGATAAAATTGTGGAAAGTTTTAAAACTCATTTTAAAAATTCGGATAATTATATAAAAATCGTAAAACCAGAAATATGCGATGTTTTAGTGTCTACAGATACTTTTAGAAACACATGGTTTAATGAAGAAAATACCAATAAAAAGGCACAAGAATTACTCATGATTCAAAGTAATAAGGAAAATATGAAACACAAAATGAATGAATACAATCATAAGGCGGTCAGTGAATTTAAAAAAGTTTTTTATAATTTAAATAATAGAGAACCAATGGATAGCGAAATTATAGATAATTTAAAAGACAAAGTCGAATTATCTACATTGTTACAAATTATTGAACTACAAAACACTATTGAAAATAAAATATAATAAATTTATTTAACTTATTGTGCGCGTGTTGCTTATGATGGTGGTCATGGTGATATAAATTGTGGAGCGGATGCGACTAATCCTTCGCCTGATTCGACCAGTGTATTTTTAGGCAAAACAAGACCCATGGGTATATCTTTAGGTAATACAAAATAACATATAGTCATAAATATAGCAAAACATATGTAAACAATTACACTGCTAATATCGATATCAAAATATTTCATTATTTGAAAAATGATATTAATTATTATAATAAATATGATGATTGTAAATCCTATCTTCGTTATACGATTCCCCCATATTGATTCTTTATTTGTGCCCGGCATATATAAATTTAAGAAATAAAAATCATAAATTTATATATAATTTATATATAATTTATATAATTTATATATAATTTATATATAATTTATATAGAATTCATTCAATGTTTAAATCTAAAAAACTCTATCATTTACTTATATTATTATTTGTTCTTTCATTACTTATTTACATTACCCATTTTATTATAAATTACTACCAAGTCAATCACATACTTTTTCTTGATAAAAACGAACTTGAAGATTTCTTAATGAAAGACCCAGACCATTATTATCAATCATTTTCTAAAAAAGATCTTTCTATGCGTAAAATATCATCCGCCGAGGACTATCATTTTATTATCGAAAAAAGCTGTAAGGATTTTAGTGTTTATGAAAAAAACAAAATTATCGGGTGTGTATCCAATGTTGATTCTATTTTAAAAAAAGTAAATGAACCGTGGTTTGATGGAGTAAAAGCTTGTGGCTCGCAATGGAAATTCGGCTGTGTGAGCGGAAAATTGTATGAAGGTGGTCTTCCTCATACAAGAAATGATGTCATTATTCTTCCAGAATATGCTATTACGAATTATACTGATGCCGAATTGTCTAGACTTATTCTTCACGAAAAAATCCACGTGTATCAAAAAATGTATCCGCAAGATATTGATAAGTATACTCAATATCATCATTTTTATAAAAAAATGCGTCGTGAAGAGGTTGACGGCGCACGAGCGAATCCTGATTTAGATGAATGGATTTACAATGATTCAAACAATCAGTATTATATGGCATTATACAAGGCAGATTCAAGTAATATAACTGATGTCACTTTCTATCCCAATAATTCACACTTTTATGAACACCCGTATGAAAAAATGGCGTATGATATGGAAAAAAAGTTAACCTAATAAATAATATGATATTGGCACTTGTTGTTCATAGCTTTTAACAACAAGTATTTCCTTATGTATAATCGGTCTTTTTTCATATGGGACAACATCTAAATTCAAATATTTAATATAAACACTATCATATTCATTTGCCCAACTACCGATTTCATCAGGAACAGCCACATCATCCACAGTTTTCCCCTTAAAAACCGCAAAACGATTTATACCGCCTTGCGATTTTGTGTCGGCTTTTTTATTAAGCAACGCAATTGTCATTGCGTTTTCATAATTTGTAAAATAATAATACGGACCCATATAGGTTTCCCTTTGAGTTTTATTTAGTCCAAACACCGACATAAACTCTGTATTCACTTTGGACGACCCGCTATATCCGGCAACTGGTAATTCATAATCATTCTCATACATATCCTTCAAATACAAAAAATCTGGATTCATTTCAAAAAATGTTGTTACATGCTCATGTATCTTTGTATCATAGATTTTACATTTACCTATAATTTCACTTGATAATGCTAACCACATATGATTTACATTTGTCACGGTTGAATCTTTATTATACTGCGTACAGTCAAAAAAGATATACATGTTACAATCTTCATTTAAAAATCCGTTACATTCAAAATGTTGATTTACTCCTTTTGTTTCTTTTAAAAACAATACATTCAACATCTTTTGACAAGTCATCATTATATCCAAACCATCCATATAAAAAAACTCGTAAAATTGAAAATACGTATCCAACTTTTGAGTAGATGGATTTGTATATATTTTTTTATTCAACAAAAATTGTAGAAATGGTTGTTGTCCGCTAGTAACGACTACATATGGGCATACATATATATGACCTATTTTGTAGTCATTGGTGTACAATTGTAAATTGGTATTTAAAGAATATTTTGCCGAATAATTATAATAATTTTTCATTGGATCGCCCAATAATTCGTCCAACACTTCTTCATTGTCTTGTTCCATTTATAATAGTCAATCATTATTTTTTTAAATCTTTTATACAAAATACATAAAGATATTATATATTAATTATTAAATGGATATAACTTTAACACCAGATATTTATACACCAAGTGTAGATGAAAATGGTAATTATATAGATATGATTCTTTTTATAAAAAATGGATTATTTTGCCCATGTGGTTCAAGAAAGGACAAAACATATGAAAATTCATCTAAATTTTCAGCACACATAAAAACAAAAATTCATCAAAAATGGTTATTGGTTTTAAATCAAAATAAAGCTAATTATTATGTAGAAATGATAAAAAATAAAGAAATAATAGAAAATCAACAAAAAATAATCGCACAACTAGAGCATAATTTACAAAAAAAAATACTAACTATAGATTATTTGACACAACAACTTACTCACAAAACAAATCAACAAATATCAAATATTGATTTATTAGATATAAATTGAAATTTCTACTTATCTATTTTACGTTTTATAGTCTCCTTGATTTGTTCTTCGCGATTATCCAAAATATATTTGGTTAATTCTTCGGCATGTTTTGGTTCATTTTTATAATAATTTTGTAAAACAGACATTAATGTTTTTGAATTTATGGGTTTCTTTACTTTATTTTGTTTATAAATCAAGGCACCACCGTTAATATCAAAACAATCAATTTCATTCTTTTTCATGACGGTCATTAATGTTTCCGACAAAGTCTTTTTTTTATTTTTACGTTCCTTGATTTCGGTTTGAAGTTTTAATATTTCATTGTCTATTTTAATCCATTCTTTGATATTTGTGATTAATTCTTCTTTGGTTTCCATTGTCAATAATATATTATAAAATGATATAATTTTATATTCTTTTACAAATAAAATAAAAATTGATTTACTTTTTATATCAAGAAAGAATAATAAAAAACAAAAAAACAACATTACAAAATGGAACAAAATAGTAATACTTTTATGGAAGAAGAAGAGTCATCGCAATTCATCATCAACAACATTCAATCACATATTTATTATAAATTTATAAACTGCTTATTTATACATAAAATAGATCAACGCGTTTTAGATGATCAATTCAATGTATTTTGTGAAAAATATAAAATTCAAAACCATACTGAATTATATTCGTTATTCATATTTGTGAAAGAAGAAACGACTCATTTATATGATAAATTTACAGTAGATGACCCAATATTAATAGGTAACTTATTCATGTTTGTTATTTATTATATGAAAATGAATTCGTTGTTTGCATACATGAATCGTGTTTTATATTTAATGATGGCAACAAATAAAATGAGATTGTCAATCAAAGGATGTTCATTTGATGAAGAAAGTAAAGATTTTGAAATGAAAACAAATGATTTAATTGAAGAAACAATAGATAACCAACTAAGAGTGGAAAAGTTGCTTGAATTAAACAAAAAGATTGAAAATATAAGCAAACAAATGAATTTTGATTATGTATATAAAATTGAATCAAATGTATATCATGATTATGATGGAGACGTATTAAATTTTGGACTTGTCGCATAACCCTGAAAAAACAAAAAAAACAAAAAAAACAAAAAAAACAAAAAAACAAAAAAAACAAAAAAGTTGTAATCACAAAATGGTTACAACTTTTTTGAATGATTTTTATATTATATTTGTAGACAACGATGTAGACGACGATTCTGTCGTTTGGGGATGTAATAACTTATAATGACGACTACACAAACCATTGCTGTTTACTAATACTTGGCAACCGCATGGTTTTCCCTTGTTTACACCCGTTTTTAGTATACGTATACATGTACCAAGCGACTGTTTTTCCTCAAGTTTCTTTTGTTTTTCAGCATTTTTAGCCTCTTGTTTTTTCTGTTTTTCCTCTTGTTTTTTCTGTAATAATGCCAACTTTTTCTTCATCTTTTCTTGCTTTATTTTTTCTTGTTTTTCTTTAATCATCTTATGAATTACTAGAGAATAATGAGTATAACAATATGATTGATTATAAGTAATCATCATTTTTACCATTACATTATCACACTTTTCACATTGGTCATCCTGATAAAAACACTTTCCATGGGTATAACCCATTTTCATATATTGTCCGTTAATATTTTCTTCATCAATATAATTTATACCATGAACTTTTTGAAACCCATCTACATATGGTAACAACTTCTTCTGAATATTTCTACAATAAGGACATCTTATTTCATTTATTTTTAAACTATGTCTTTCCATTGTATTGAACTTTTTTTTATGATTCAATATATCATAGAAAATCGCATTATAATTAAACTTGTGTTTACATTCTAACTCTACATAATTTTCTGTCAATGGTTTTTGACTAATTAAGCACAAATGATTGTCATTTACATGTTCGTTGGATTCTTCTATTTTGCTATTATCCAATGATTTGTATAATTCATCATAAAAATTAATGTTTCCTTCTATTAAATATTTTGGCATTATATATATTTTACATTTACTCTTTATATTTATTATCTTTTTTATTTATATTATGTCACCGGAAACATGGGGACCTCCAATATGGACATTATTCCATACACTTGTAGAAAAATTACACGAGGACACATATACAGTGATTGCTCCACAATTATTTGGACATATCAAGAGGATTTCAACAAATCTACCTTGTCCGGAATGTTCTCAACATGCTTCTTCTTTTCTTTCAAAGATAAATTTTAATGGGGTAAAAACCAAAGACGATTTTAAGAAAATGATGTTTTTTTTTCATAATGTAGTCAATCATAGGAAAAAAAAACCAATGTATAATCAAATATTATTGAATAAATACGAAAAAATGAATGTAATTACCACCTATAATAATTTTGTAAAAGTATATCATACTAAAGGAAACATGAAATTATTAGCTGATTCATTTCAACGAAAACTAATTTTAAAGGATTTTAGACAGTGGCTTATGAATAATATATCCAATTTTTTGTAGTTTTTATATTATATTTACCAATTAGATTATTTCATGACTGTTCCAACCACTTGACCATTATTGGATACTGTACATTTAAACTTTTGTTTGGTTTGTGCTTTACATATTTCATTATTACTCGATAACTCATTAAAGAATAACTTATCAGACAATCCCAAAGAATAAAATATGAGTACGATTAATGTTCCAAATAAGGCTCCCGTTGATATATTTGACAATATTTGTTTCACATCTTTTATACATTTAATCCTTAAATATTTAACTCCAATCTCTCCACCTATAAATAATAAAAATACTCCAAAAACTAAATAATTAATATCCTTATTTATCATCATTGGAAGACATACATACATGAATGAAAACGCAATGACAAACAAATTAAATCCCGAATGCCCGTAATTTGTAAAACGTCCATACATGTTACAATCTGGATTTAATTTTTGTTCCCACTCTTTATATTCATCACTTTTTGTCGAATTTTTCAAATAAAAACTTCTTATTGTAATTGATACAAGTAAGAAAAATAAATAATACACTCCTTTCAAATTTTGATAAACAAATACTGAACTAAATATAACAAATGATATAATCAACGGACTGTAAAATACAATTAAATAAAAAATATTTAATGGTTTATCAACAAGATTAAATAAATCAAGTGGTCTAAGTTCGTTTTCTATTGCCATATATTATACTCATTTATTTTTATTTTCATAATTCACAATTTGTCAATAAATAACCGACCATATTTGATATATAAGCACAACTATTCATCAATACAAATGCCATAAATACTGTCTTTAATGGTGTATCATTTGCTAAAATAGAATATACTGGATCACCAGTAAAACATCTCCAAGGAATATAAATAAAAATTCCCCAGGCATACAACCATAAAACGGTATAATGAAAATCCGTTATAGTAAAATAATGATTACATTGATTTTCGGTCAACATACGATAGACTATAATTAAATACACTAAACCATGATTTGATGCGCTCCAAAATTTTTCAAATACTACAACATATGGATCATTATTTCTATCATCCGCATCTTTCATTCCTAAAAATAATTTGGCGATCCAATACGCAAAGGTAATCATAAAATGAACATTGTGTGCGAGTGGCAACATTTGAGGATAAAAATAGTACAAAAAAGAAACCAAATGTCCAGTATCCGTAAATCGTATAAATTGTTTTACCCAATTATAAGGATGTGGGACAAAATGATACAAATGTTCGTAATGATAATAATAGTTTGCCACATATAATTTCTGAATAATAATGGTTGTCAAATAGAAATCTTTCAAGAGAGCGTATAAGAATACATTTACAAATGGAATGTAAAACCCATTCTTTATGATTGTTTCAGCGTATTGTTGGATTTTTCGACCGTATACTTGTAACTCCATACTGCTTTTGTTTTAACTATATTATTTCATGTGTTGTTTTTAATATAGTTAAAAATAGTTTTTTTCACTTTTATGCGATGTTTTTGTTTTACGCTTTATTTGATAAATGGTCGTATGTATATTGTCTTTTCGACATTTCAAGCGCATAGTATCCATTCGAATTTAAACATTCATCTTCCAGTTGACATTTTGATAATCTTTCATTCGCGTGATTCCAATATTTCAAAACATACGGAGATTTTTTTGTATAAATGTCCTTTATGTCTTGATTATTTAAAAACAATCTGTCCCGAGATAAAGAATGACTACTACCATGATCCTCGGCATTTAGATATGGAACTTTATTCCATTCTTCCCTAAATTTTTCATCTGTTTTAAATAATTTTTTAAATAACTCATCCATCCAAAAATAATTACCTGTAGAATTATTCTCTTTCCAATATTTATCACATTCTTCTTTCCATCTTGTTATTATATATGATTCTTTTTTTGAAACAATAAACCAACTTGCTGGTCCATATCTTTCATCCATTCCGGCACCATTCCCGTGATACATCCAAAAATTACTATTTTCTATTGCTTTTTCAACCCAACTATCCAATGGTTGCATACATAATAATGTTGAATCTGCCCATACGCCACCATGATTTTTTAATAATGACAGTCTAATAATATCGCTTTTTGCTGCATAAGATATATCTTTATTATTATCATATATATAATCAATATCTGTAACATAATTTTTTAAATTATTCATATCTAAATACTGTATAGTCCATGTTGGATTATTTAATTCCCACGATTCAGCTATTTTTTTTTGTAAATACGGAGCATTTTCCCAACCTTGGAACCATAACAACCATATTGTTTTATTTATTTTATTATTTTCTATAAAACCTTCATTTATTTTATAATTATTTTGTAAATATAATAAAATACTAAATACAATAATGATTGATAAAAATATAAATAGAGTTTTTATTTTAAATTTACCAATACCAATATTTATGTATTTATTCATTTGATATTATTAATATTATTATATATAGAAAATATTATTTTTCCAAAATCAAATCAAACGCTTCGTTAATATGATTAATGGGATAAAAATGTATACCTTTGATCAAATCGGTATCCTTGTATTTTTCCATAAAATCCTCGTAATCTTTCATGTTTTCTTTTGGGAATATAAAGGATGTTACACCGGCTTTAATACCTCCGATAAATTTATAATTTAACGCACCAATCTCATTCACACTTCCATCCAAATTCGCCTCACCAGTGACACCAAAAGTGTTTTTAATTTTGATATTATTTAAAATACTATACAAACAAATTGTGATGGCAATGCCGGCACTGGTGCCACTCTTATTGATTGACCCGTCTCCACTGTGTATGTGTAATCCGTATTTATGCTCGCCATCGTATTTCTCTCTAAGTTGGGTTTTTTTATTATCTGGCGTCAAATTATATGCCAATGTAAGCGCAATATGCATAGATTCCTTCATCATTTCATCCAATAATCCGGTTAATTTCAAATCCAAATACTTTGCTGCTGGGAAAAACTTGACATTTGTGGGTAATATTCCACCCATTCCCATGTTGTTTGCCCACAGACAATTAATGACTCCCACCTCACTTTTATCATGGATTTTCTTATAGGTGTTCTCTCTTTTGTCCTTAAAATATTTTGTTTTAATGTCTTCAATTGTTATTATTATTGGAAATTCATAATCGATCTGTGAGTTTTTCAATACATCTAAATTGATCTCTCCTACCATTTCAAATAAAATCTCTTTTAATTTACGTACACCCGCCTCACAAGTATAATTTTCAATAATAAATTTCAACACATCGTCGCTTATCTTTATCATATCTACCAATCCCATTTTTTTATATACTTCCGGCAACATATACGTATTACAAATGACCAACTTGTCTTCCAGTGACAAACTTGTAAATTTAATACGATGAATTCGGTCCAATAAGATTTTATCGATGGAATCTACATCATTATAAGACAAAATAAAAAGCGCCTTGGACAAATCTAAATCAATCCCACTGAAATATTTGTCTTGGAAACAATCATTCTGGGTAGAATCCAATAAATGCGTTAAAATACCAACGATTTCCTTACCGTGTTCTGTCTTGGATATCTTGTCTAATTCATCTATGAATATAATCGGATTCATACACTTTTTATCCATCAATATTTGAACAATACCCCCCCAAGACGACCCAACATAGGTATAATTATGACCGTGTAAAGTGCTTCCATTAGAATCACCGCCCATTTGTATCATGGCAAATGGTCGACTAACCCCAGCGTCGTCTTTCAAACAATTGGATAACCCATATTTTGCCAAGGTGGTTTTACCTAGACCTGGCGGACCTTCGAACCCAAAGCAATAACCTTGTTGTTCCCCGTTTATCCATTGACCAATAATACGCTCCACCTGTTTTTTTGCTTTTTCATGGCCATGGACAGATGAATTTAAAATATTCTTTACCTGACAAATATATCCGTTGATTTTTTGAAAGAGTCCTTCAATATCTTGAATTTTTTTCAAGATGGTATGGTTTGTTTCAAGAATTTCACTCAAGATTATTTCATTCATCATTTGTGAATGTGAATTTATAGAAATGTCAAAAAAATTGTCAATTGCGTCTTTTAATTCCTCCTTTTTCTTATTCATATACTTGATCTTTTCAATGGGTAATTTGTTTACATTTATACATTTATTCACTTTAATAATAAAGTTCATGAGAGAAGTCTTATCCATTGTGTTTAGCCTACTTTTCATTTTTTCATAATTTTCGGACACGTTCATTAATTTTTCTTTCAGTTTTAACGTATATTTTTTAATTTCAATACTCGTATATGTTTCCTTTACAGGTATTTGACATTCGTGTAATATATTTCCTTCTCGGGAAATTATGGAAAACTCCTGTTTAATTTGTTCCATTAAATACATAATTGGCTCTTTTTTATAAACATTAAAAGGCACTTTCAATAATCCATCTAAATATTGACGAGCTTTGGATCCCGAATCCTCCGACTTGGATTTTATTTCTTTCAGCTTTATCATAGCCTTTTCTTTCACCACTTCGCTCGCTTTTAACAAACAGATTTGTTGCTCCAAGGGTATTTTATTGATATCAAAATTTGACAAATCATTCGTATATTGTATCGTCTTTTTCATGGCTTCCCGGAATGAATCTTTGATGGACCAAGGAAAACTGTCGAACAATATGATTTGTTCTTGTGTATCAATCGCATTATTAGAATCATTTGACAATAAATCATACAACAAGTAAGAATTATATTTATTCTCGTAATTATTATAAGAATTCACCAAAAACTGTATCAATACATTTCGTTTGGAATATAAATCACTATTTACAAAATCTTTCACCATTTGTAGTAATGTTTTTTGTTTCAAGGTTTTGATATTTGTTTGATATCCAATATATTTATTGTAAATTTCTTGATGCTCATGAATCAATAAATCCTTCAAAGTGAGAGAATGTATCATAGACGCAAAACACGACTTTTCTAAATCAAAAACTTCATCTTTGGGTGCGTTGTCTTTGATATTTTTTATCTTTACATTGATGTACTTGTTACTCATAAATTTTATATTTACGTCATCCAAATAGCCATATATAATGAGACTTTTATTAATTTCACTATTGATTATGTACACTTTTATACCATATACTTTCATATGAAACTGTTTATACTGTAGACTCAGGTCCAAACAATCCAAATGTTTGTTATTTTCAAGTGACTCGTCAATATAATTTACACTGTTTTTCTTAGAACCCGATGACTCGCCCCCACTCTTGTTGTTTATAATCCTATACCCAGTAGGATGAAAATATCTTTTCAACAAATCGTACTTGTGAATATCCGGCTCGCTTGTTGACGTATTTCCAAAACAAATCAATAATAAATCTTCCAATGTATCTGTACCGTAATTTTTCAATATAGATGACAAATCATTGTTTATATTTTGTAAAATTGTAATCACTTCTTCCGTTTCTATATTATTTATCTTTTCTACAAAACTATTTATTTTATCGTTTAAACTACTTAAAGAATTTATACAATTATTCACCTCGCTTATTCCTAAAATATCAAATGTTTTGTTTTTTTGAACGTGTAATATTGTTTTTTGCGTAATTTCTCTAAAACTTTGTACTTTTTTTTCAATAATTCCCAAAATATCCGTTTTATGTTTGTTATTTATGTTTTTTGATTGATTCTTTTTCATTTATATAGTATATATATTTGTTTATACATTATAATTGTATGGATTAAACATTTAAATTTATCACTTAAATACATTTGTATAATATATATTATATACAATTATTACACCATGGGAATACCAAGTTACTTTTCTTACATTGTTAAAAATCACATTCATATTATTCAAAAATACATAAAGAATAAAATGAATATAGACAATTTATATTTAGATTGTAATTCTATTATTTATGACGCAGTGCGTAATATTGATTTTTCTACGATTAAAGTAAATGATGTGACAACGAAAATGATATCAAATCAAGTAATCTTAAAAATAGAAGAATATATATCCACCATTCAGCCAAGTCAAAATATTATGATTGCCTTTGACGGTGTCGCACCGGTTGCAAAATTAGAACAACAGCGAACGCGCCGTTATAAGTCATGGTATCAAAATGAAGTTTCCAAAACCATATTTAAAAACTCCAAGCCGGATGTTTGGAACACTACCGCAATCACTCCTGGAACGATTTTTATGAAGGAATTGAATGATTTTATTATGAAACATTTCATTCAACCATCCAAATATGGTGTCAAAAAATTGATTGTTTCTACCAGTAATGAATGTGGAGAAGGTGAACACAAAATTTTTGACTATATTCGTAACAATATAAATGATCATTTTGATAAATCCACTGTTATATATGGTCTTGATGCTGATTTGATTATGCTTTCGATCAATCATTTGCCAATTAGTCCAAAAATATATTTGTATAGAGAAACCCCTGAATTTATCAAAAGCATTGATAATTCTCTTGAGCCTAACGAAAGTTATTTAATGGATATACCTGAATTGACGCGTATTATTACAACGGACATGAATAATGGAAAAGAATTCGTGAATGACCAACAGAAAAACCGAATTTACGATTATATTTTCCTTTGTTTTTTTCTTGGAAATGATTTTATGCCGCATTTTCCAGCATTAAATATTCGCACAGGAGGTATTGATAAATTATTGAATGCGTACAAGGCAACGATTTCTGAAAATGATTATTTGACAAACGGTAAAAACATTCAATGGAAAAATCTCAGGAAATTAATCACATTTTTGGCAGAACGTGAAGAAGAGTATATTCAAAATGAAATGAAACTGCGCGATAAGTGGGAGAAAAAACATTACCCAGATGATACACCTGAACAAAGATATGCGAAATTCGATGCGATTCCTACATATGAACGCGAATTGGAGAAATATGTCAATCCATTTAAAAAGGGTTGGCAAAATCGTTATTACAAGGCGCTCTTTAAAATCGACATTGATGACGAAAGGCGAAAACAAATTGCGACAAATTATTTGGAGGGATTAGAATGGACTATGAAATATTATACAAACGGTTGTCCAAATTGGAATTGGTGTTATAAATACAATTATCCTCCTTTATTGGAAGACTTGATTAAATATGTGCCTTATTTTGACACGCAATTCATCAAGGAAAATGTGTATAAACCAGTCTCGCCGTTGGTACAGTTATGTTATGTGTTACCGACGCAAAGTCTGGGGTTTTTACCAGAAAAATTATACAAGGTGTTGAAAGAAAATTATTCACATTGGTATAAAAACGACTGCGAATTTATATGGGCGTATTCAAAGTATTTCTGGGAATCTCACGTGGAACTTCCGGAAATAGAAATTGAAGAATTGAAAAAAGTAGTTTCTACAACAATTATCTAAATGTAATAAATATTTTATTTTTATATTTTCAAATATTTTCAAATTATTTTTTATTATTCTATATTATATGAAAAAAAATAATTATCTTAAAATAAGCATTATATTATTATTTTTATTGTCACTAATTTGCTTTTCATGTTTTTTTAAAACTTATACATACAACATTCCAAAAACGATATGGATATATTGGGATAATTATAATAATCTACCAAATAGTATAGACAATATCATTAAATATAACAAAAAAACTATAAAAACTTGGAAAATTATATATTTATCAGATGAAAATATTAATGAATACATACCTCAAGATGAATTTCCAAAAAATATAAATAATATTATTGTTCAAGCAAAATCTGATTGGTTTCGTCTATATTTATTAAATAAATATGGCGGTCTTTGGTTAGATGCTTCCATTATTGTAAATAATGAGGAAAAACTCAATGAACTAGTAAAAGAATCTTTTCTAAATAATAGCGATTTAACATCTTATTATTTGAATTCAAGAATCGTAAATGACCAACATTTTACTCACATAGAAACGTCCTTTTTATTGTCACCATTAAATAGTTATTTTGTTGAAAGATGGAAAAAAGAATTTGAATACGCAATTGAAATCGGTTTCAAAAATTATAAAAACTTATTATTGTCTCAAGGATATAATTTAGAAAAAATATTTAATGGTGGAGATGATGATGTTTATCTTATGATTCATGCGTGTGCTTACAAAGTCGGATCCGAATATATATTCAATCCAAATGTTTTACTATATAAAGCGGAAGATGAAATTTATTATCTTCAAGAAACGTGTGGTTGGGAAAATAAATGTATTAGTGATAAATTAAACAAAGATTCGTCTGTGAAAAGCATTCCATTAATTAAACTAGTGAATAAAAATCGTGAAAATCTAAATTTGGATGATTTTATTAAACTATAATTACTTTTTATCTAAACGTATTTATTATAACATTAAGGTATTTTTATATTTGATTTGAAAAATATTATAATAATATATATATAGTAAATGGAGCCCCCACCCGAGCCAAGCGCTCCACCGGTTGGTTTGTTGATAGAAGACATGACACAACAACTGCGACAACTTGAAAGTATTTTCGAGAATAATAATTCAACTGATGACGAAAAAATAAATTTAGAGGAACGTATAGAAAATTTAAGGTCGATGTTAAATTTATTAGAAGAATTGATTATGAATAATATAGAAACAGGAAACCCAGGAAACCCAGGAAACACAGAAGAACTACCAACACAACCAGGAGGTAAAAAAATAACAAGAAATAAAAAATCTAGAAAAGGCAAAAAATCTAGAAGAAAAAACAGAAAATCTAGAAAAGGCAAAAAATCTAGAAGACACATATAATATTTAATAAAATTGATTAAACATTATACTTTATAGTTAATTATAAACAAATCTTTTGTATAATGTTTTATATACATTTTGTAATTTATCGTATTTCATATTGAATTTTCCTTCAATATGTTTTATATTTTCAACAATGGATTTATCTTGTAACACTGTTTTGATCATGGTGTATTCAGTAATGAAATCGCACACATTATTGTAATAATTGCCCAAATAACTTGTATCATTGGTATTCCAAAAATTGCGATACGTCTTTACAAATAATTTAGAATGAGTTGCGTTTAGAGGCAACGTGCTGGTAATCACCGTGCTAATATAATCTCCGAATAAGACTCGAGCCACGGTGGTGTGTGGTAAAATAAATTCATTCTCGATTTTCAATTTATCCACCATAAAGACTTGTTTTGCCATGGAATCGGGTCCAGAATTATATTCGTATTCAGTCTTGTAATGAAACGGATAATCTTTTAGGGCATAAGGTGGAACTTCCTTTGTTGGACTAGGATTTTTCTGATTTCCAAAAGTATGTACAAAACCAATATGCATGACATCGAGTGAATTTTCGCTTACGATTCGCCCAAATGCGTTGAAATCAAAATTCAACAATACTTGACTAAAACTGTTTGAATATATTTCGGGTTCACGATATATACGAATTTCTTTAGGTTCATATAAATTTTTACTGATTGTATTCAAATAGACCCAACCATCTTGTTCTACAACATGATATGTTCGCTGATTTTGACAAGCCGTGTTGGTAAAATTTAGTCCGGGGACTTTTATCAAAATACCCGTTGAATTAAACTCATAACCATGATATGGACACACCACATTGTTGTTTTTTATTTTACCCTGAGATAAAGAGGCGCCACGATGACTACATGAATCGTCCATTGCGTAATACGTATTATTCTTTCTCCATACTAGGTAATCTTCACCCCAAACTTGGATTTTATATAAATGATTATTTTTAAATGACGATGTTTTTCCAATGACATACCAGTTTAAATTATATCTTTCATCAACGGTTAATTCTTTATGGTTTGTTATGTTGACTGGTTGTATTTCGGGAAGAGGTGTATAAGGTGGTATGATTTTTCGGTTTCGTTTAAAACCAAAATTTGTGTCTACAAGTCGTTTCGTTATTTTTGTTATTGTATCTGGTTTGGGAATGCGAAATAAAAATGTTTCGATTGTATTTACATTTAATAATAAGAGAATCAATAATAGAACCATATTTATTATATTTATAAGATATTTTTATATTTAATTTGAAAAATATTATAATATTATAATAATATATATACAGTAGATGGACCGTGTACTGGATAACCCGGCGTTTGAACAATTGATGAATATTCAAGAAGGTATTGTGGCACGAGGTGTTGAAAGAAATTTAGATATAATAGAAACTTTTATCGCGATAAGTGAGCAATTATGTATATATATAAATAATGAAATCCAAAATGAAACTATACAAAATGACAACATTCAAGTGTATATTGATTTTATAAATCGCTATATACGTATGTTTGAAGGAATTGTCCAGAATAGTAATTTAACTGATGAACAAAAAAATCGTTTTCGTGATCCTATAGAAAATTTAAAGTCGACGTTAAATTTATTAGAATCGAACCCGAATCAAGGAGATAGGATACTACTACAAGGAGGTAAAAAAATAACAAGAAATAAAAAATCTAGAAAAGGCAAAAAATCTAGAAGAAAAAACAGAAAATCTAAGAAACGCGTATAATATATAATATTTAATAAAATAGATTAAACATTATGTGATATATATATTTAACTCAAAGCATACATGTCTGCTTTTATTAAAAAATCTGCGATTACGTGCGAATGTCCAGAAATTGTCGAATTTAAAACAAAAGGTATTTCTTATTTGGATTCGTTGGGCGAAACCCAATTATCCAATATGATTCTTGTAGCGAACGACCATTATTATAATGGTAAAAACGTGTTATTATCCGATAATCAATATGATATTGTCAAAGAATACATTGAACTAAAATTCCCCAAAAATCAAGTATTAAAAAAAATCGGTGCGCCTGCTAGTGGAAAAAACAAGGTATTGCTACCTTATGAAATGCCGTCTATGGATAAAATCAAACCTGACTCAAACGCACTTGTAAATTGGTGCTCAAAATACAATGGACCTTATTTGTTGTCATGTAAATTAGACGGGGTAAGTGGTCTTTATTCAACTGTGGGTGATGTTCCCAAGTTATATACTCGTGGTGATGGAAAAGTCGGGCAAGATATTAGTCATTTATTACCTGTATTTAATTTACCCAAAGAGCCAAATATTGTTGTAAGAGGTGAATTTATTATACCAAAAAAGGTCTTTGATGAAAAATACAAGGCGGAATTTGCGAATCCGCGGAATTTAGTTTCTGGCATTATTAATTCGAAACATGTGGATGCCAAGGCAAAAGATTTACACTTTGTTACGTATGAAGTTGTCAGTCCACCCATGGAACCAAAACAACAACTTATAGTATTAAAAGTATTAAAACATAAAGTCGTGTGTAACAAATTACTCACTGGTTTGTCTAATATTACCTTGTCTGAATTATTACAAGACTGGCGCAAAACATATGAATACGAAATTGACGGGGTCATTGTTACCGATAATAAAATATATCCGCGCAAAACGGGAAATCCGGATTATGCGTTTGCGTTTAAAATGGTATTGACCGAACAAATTGCTGAAGCAAAAGTGGTGGATGTAATTTGGTCGGCAAGTAAAGACGGGTATTTGAAACCACGAGTACGTATTGAACCAGTAAAATTGGGTGGCGTCACTATAGAATACGCAACTGGTTTTAACGGTAAATTTATTCAAGAAAACGGGATCGGTATTGGTGCCGTTATTGAAATCATTCGCAGTGGTGATGTCATTCCTTATATTAAAAGTGTTACGATGGCAGCAGACAAGGCAAAAATGCCCGAGGTAGCTTATACATGGACATCCACTGGTGTGGATATTATCTTAGAAAATATGGAAGACGACATTACGGTCCGTGAAAAAAATATAACCGCGTTTTTTGTGAGTTTAAAAGTAGAAGGATTATCCAGTGGAAATGTAAAACGAATTATGAATGCTGGGTTTGACACTGTACCAAAAATATTAAAAATGAAGAAGACTGATTTTGCTGCGGTTGAAGGTTTCAAAGATAAAATGATTGAGAAAGTGTTTACTGGTATTCAAGAAAAGGTCACCAACTCATCATTATTGGAAATTATGGTGGCATCGAATTTACTCGGTCGAGGATTAGGTGAACGCAAAATTCGCCCCATCTTGGATAAATATCCAAATATACTAACGACGGGTGAATCTGGCGCAGAAAAAATGAATATGCTACAAAGCGTCGATGGTATTGGTATTGAAAACGCAAAAAGTTTTGTCAGTAATATACCCGGGTTCATCGAGTTTTTAAAGGCATGCGATTTACTGGGAAAACTCAACGCTCCAGCAGTAGCTGTTGTCCCAGCGAAACCCTCAACAATCACGAGTCCATTGTCAGGTAAAAAAATAGTCATGACCAAAATAAGAGATAAAGATATTATCGAATATTTGAAAACTGCTGGAGGATCACTTGAGGACAATATTAAAAAAGATACTTTTGCCCTCGTTGTAAAATCACATGATGATGTATCTAATAAAACCAAATTTGCTCAAGAAAACAATATACCAATCATGACTGCACAAGAATTCAAGGATAAATATATGCACTAAAATAGATTCGACATAAAATTCCAAAAATATACAAATATTTATTGTTTTTTCGAAGAATCTATTCTATAAAAATTGTAATTTCAAGACTAAAGTGATTGGAAAAACCAAAAATGGACATTTTTGGTATGTCCATTTTTGAAAATCAGAGAGATTCTCTTGAAAAAACGTGTTTTTTAGGTCGTTTTAGAGCATAAAGCTCTCCTGGATTTTTCGTGGTTGAATTCGCGAGAGCATAATTTTGTGAGCATAAAATATATTTTAATTGGGAAAGGATTTAGGCATTTTTTTTATTAGTCTATATTAGACTAATGGAGGCTAATAAAAATGCCAAAAATGCCGACTTTTTTTTCTGTGAAACTTGTGACTTTAAATGCTGTAAATATAGTAATTATCAAAAACATAATGGCACGAAAAAACACGATATGCTCTCAAATGCTAACAATGCTAATATAAAAAATGCCAAAAATGCCGAAAATAAAACATATGTGTGCGAATGTGGAAAAATATACAAACATTTATCATCACTATGTAAGCATAAAAAAATATGTTTAGAGTATAACGCAAATACTTATAACGAGGAAAAATCTGAAAACCAAAATGATTCAACTATGGAAACAACCCAACAAATGGATATGTTAATTAACTTATTCCAAGAACAACTTAAAGAAAATAAGGAGTTAAAAGAACTCATTATTGAACAGCAAAAAAAGATATTAGATATGGGAGTGGGTACCAATATTACCAATAATAATATCACTCAAAACAATAACAAGTTCAACCTGAATGTCTTTTTGAACGAGACGTGTAAAGATGCGTTAAATCTAAGTGATTTTCTGGAATCGCTTATTTTGACTTTAACAGACTTTGAAAACTTTGGTCCTCTTGGCTATTGTGGGGGGATTACAAACATCTTAGTCAACGGATTAAACAAATTAGATATCAGCAAACGCCCGATTCACTGTAGTGATTTAAAGAGGGAGGTGATTCATATAAAAAACAATGATACCTGGCATAAAGACGAGGATAAACAACAAATGATAAAAGCCATCAAGGAAATTGAACACAAAAATATCAAGCAAATGTCTCTTTGGGGAAAAGCCAACCCAGAATACAAAGACCCGAATCATAAAAAGAGCGATCTATATACCAAGCTCATTGATCAGAGCTTGTGCGATAGCGACAAGGAAAAAGCTCTTAAGAATTACAATAAAATTATACGAACAGTCGCCAAGGAGGTCCTGGTGGATAAAGATAAGTGAAAAACGGGTTTAAAGATTTCTTTTTTTTATTATAATATAGAATCATGAATCAAAATAATGGATTAAATAAACAAATTATTAGTTCATTTGAGTCGCGTGACGAATTTATGAATTTACTCAAGGTAAATCCTGGTTTAGTCATTGTAAAACTAGGTGCCACCTGGTGTGGTCCATGTAAAGCAATCGCCCATATTGTAGAAGCGTTTTTTGCGTCATCGCCAGCAAATGTGATTTGTGCGGACATTGATGTCGATGAAAGTATTGATTTGTACGCCTATTTAAAACAGCGAAAAATGGTCAATGGAATACCGGTGATGCTGATGTACAAAAAAGGCAATGTTTCTTTTGCGCCGGATGATAGTGTTACTGGAGCCGATCCAGCGCAGCTTGACGCATTTTTCAAACGTTGTGGACTACATTTATTGGCATTAGAAAAAGCGTATGGAAAATAATAAATAAATCAAAAATAAATTAGAATTATAAAAAAATTAGAATTATAAAAAACAATTTAAAATAATATTCATATAGTTTTGTATATGAATTTTATTCGCATATTGAGTTTGGCGGTATTACCCGCGTCTATATGGGCATACCATTTGCCAGGAAGAATGACAAAAATGTCTTTAAATGAAAACACCGTAAGACAAATATTACAAAAAAACTATTTAATAACAAAATATAATTATAATACCTTATTGGAGAAAATCAATAATGGTGAAATAGAGAGTGTTTACTTTTTTCCCAAATTAGACAATGTCATTGCCGAACAAAAAGAAAAATCGGGTGAATTATACAAGGATTATTCAATTACCCGTATTACACCTGTAGTAACGGATAATATTGTAACCGAAACCACCAGAAAACATGTAGAAACCGTATTTTTACAAGACCCACCACAGGATTTGAACGTGTATCAAAAATATGCTGGTGATTTATTTGGAATTGCCAATAATTTATTCATTGGATTATTCTTATTTTCTTTAATAGCAAACGGCATTCGTTTTTTTCAACAACAACAAATGCCAAACAATGGTGGTCTGAACAATATATTTGCCACAAAAAACATAAACAAAGATATTCCCACGATTCAAAAGGCAAATATTTCGTTGAGTAGTTTTGCGGGTAGTCCAGAAATATTTCAAGAATGTACTGAGGTGGTTGGTTATTTGAAAAATTCCACTATATATAAAAACGCCGGTGCGGAAATTCCCAAAGGTATTTTATTAGAAGGACCGCCAGGAACGGGTAAAACTCTATTAGCAAAAGCAATTGCCAGTGAAGCCGGGGCGAATTTTATTTCCATCACGGCGAGTGAATTTGTCGAGGTTTTTGTAGGAGTGGGTGCCTCCAAAATAAGAAATTTATTTGAAAATGCGCGTAAGAACAAACCATGTATTATTTTCATTGATGAAATTGACGCAGTGGGTCGTCAAAGAGGTGCCGGAATTAATATGGCAAATGATGAGCGAGAACAAACATTGAACCAGTTGCTTGCTGAAATGGATGGTTTTGGCGACAATGAAGGAATACTGGTGATTGCGGCGACAAATCGCAAAGATGTCTTGGATAGTGCGTTATTACGACCTGGACGGTTTGATCGTTTAATTACGGTCCCATTACCAGATCGTGATTCAAGAAGACAAATATTAAACGTCCATACAAAAAACAAGAAGTTTTCCAATGACGTGAATCTTGATTTGGTCGCCGAATTAACTACTGGTTTTTCTGGGGCTCAATTAAAAAATTTGATGAATGAAGCTGCCATATATGCGGCACGAAAAGGCAACACTGTCATTGATGAAACAAATATCATGAACGCATTAGATAAATTGATTATTGGATTAATCAAAAACAACGATACACGTGATGATGTAGCCAAAAGACGCGTGGCAATTCACGAGGTGGGTCACGCCTTTTTGGCATATACGTTTGATTCTTATTTTGATTTGAAAAAGGTGAGTATTGAAAGCACCTATAATGGTGCCGGAGGATACACGGTTTTCAATGAATACCAGAATATTACCGACAGCGGGTTGTATACCAAGGATTTATTGTATAAACGACTAGTGATTACTATGGGTGGAAAAGCAGCTGAACAAATATTTTACGGCGAGGATTACGTGTCTTTAGGAGCAAATCAAGATTTAAAGCAAGCCAATTCTCTTGCGCGAAGAATGATTGGTAATTTTGGAATGGGAACACGCCTGGAGACCTTTTATAATGAAAATATAGACAGTGATGTGAATCCATTTTTGGGTCGGAGTTTTGGTTCATCAGAAAAATATTCGGAAAGCACCAAGGAGATGTTTGATAAGGAGGCACTTTTATTGATTGATGGAGCATACATGGAGGCGAAACAAATATTACAACAAAATATTGATATGCTTCATATAGTGATTGACTTTTTATTGAATGACAAATATTTATCGGGACAAGAATTCCGCAATATTGTAGAGGCAAAGGAAATCTTTGATTAGTGTAAGTATAAAAATTTTTACATTTTCTCATATTCAAAAAAAATTGAAAGCTTTTGGGACCCGGTTCTTTAAATCACTCAAACAACAAATATTTCAAAACAACTTAAAGAAAATGTCGGCAATAAATATGTTACAAAATCGGATCATTGATTTAACAAACGAAGAACAGACAAATCGTGTGTATATTCCTAATTATAGCAATATATTCAATCATGTTCGCGGTTGTTCATTCTGCGAATGCCCTGGGCATAATATTCGAACTTGTCGTCATCCTGACCGGGAAAAATTACATGAATGTGCTCAATTTATGTATTTAATAACTTGTCATTATTTAGATAGTCATCCGCATACAGAAAAAACTCATAAAAAGTGGTTGGATAACTTATCAACGAGCGAATATAAAATATTAGCAAAGTTAAATCGCTTGGATACAAACTCAAAAACGACTCGTGAGGAATACCAAGAAAAATTACATGCGCATTATATTGAATACGCTGAAGACGAATTGCGTAATGTCACTTCAACAAACGCAACACCCATTCTGTTTCTTTATATGGAGATTCTATTGAGAGGACTTGTAACTGACATTGACTCAATGATATATGCGGTTACTAAGTTAGCAATGATAATAAAAAACAGCGGGAGACATCTTATGGATATGCCTCGTTTTCGCTATTGGTTAAATAACCATATGAATGATTATTACCGAATTAGTCAATTTCGAGAAAATCCCAAAAAATTTCCTACAATCACTCATAACCCGTCATTGGCAAGAGGCGTTCACGATGAATGTCCTATCTGTTACACCGAGATGACAAATGAATCAGTGGTCCAACTTGGTTGCGCCCATTCCTTTTGTGGTGACTGTATCATTGGTCAAATCAAGTCAAGCAGAAAACCAACCAGTGAATGTGCGATGTGTCGTGCTACCATCAGTGAATGCCGAACTACTTCAAAAAAATTATTAACAAAATTATTATCAAGTTTTGTCTGAAAAATAAAAAATAAAAAACAAAAATATATAAAAAGTGGGTCTCTAGGGACTCATTTTTTATTTCGTCGTTTTTGCGGTTTTTTTATATGATACTAATTTATCAATATCATATAAAATGAGTCTTGATTTGAATATAGACAATTACAATTTGGACGATATTTTAAAACTATTCAAATTACCTGTGGATTTCAACGAAAGCGAATTAAAACAAGCCAAACAAGTTGTATTAAAAACTCACCCTGATAAATCCGGTCTCTCATCAGAATATTTTTTGTTTTATTCAAAAGCATATAAAATGTTGTATTCTGTTTGGGAATTTAGAAAAAAAGGTGATGTAAATAAAACAACTTCAAATACTGATTATGACAAGATAGAAGATTACAGTGAAAAAGATAAGAAAAAAATATTAGACAATCTTTTCAAATCAAACAATGGAAAACTCAAAAACAACAGAGAATTCAATGAATGGTTTAACGACCAATTTGACAAAATGAAATCCGAACGCGATGATGAAACCGGTTATGGTGAGTGGTTACGCTCCGATGAAGATATACATGATTCAAATGGGGAAAATGTATCAATGGCAACCATGAAGCACGAGTTTGACAAGAAAAAATCCCAGGTAAGAGCACTCATCGTAAAACAAGAAGTGAGTGAATTCAATAGTTCAAACTCCATGTTTGGAACAGAATTAATGAGAGAAGGACCCGGAGAATATAGTTCCGGATTATTTAGCAATCTTGCTTATGAAGATCTTCACAAAGCCCATACAGAAACGGTCATTCCTGTAACTGACGAGGATTATGAAAGCATACCCAAGTTTAAAAGCGTCAATGAATACATGAATTACCGAAATTCGGCGGATATCAAACCGCTTGCTGAACAAAAAGCCCAAGAGCTCTTGAATCGTCAAAATGAAAAAGAATCGGAAAAAGCCACCAGACGGGCATATGAATTAGCTCGGCAAACGGAAATCGCAAAACAAAAAAGCCAAGGTTTCTGGGGAAACTTACAATTACTTGGAAATAAAGCCTTTGGTACTAAATAATGTATACTATTTTATATAATTTCAAACCATTTTTACTTTTAGAAAAAGGAGTCAAAGAGAGAAAATGGGTGTGGAAATGCGGCAATAAAGAAAAAACTAATAAAAACCACCAAAATGAGAAAATAAAAATATATGAATAGTATATATTTATTTATGGCAGTTAAAACAATTAGTTATACAAATATTATAGTGATTTTAATCATTGCTTCCGTTATTGGATTTTTATACAATCGCTATATTGAAAAAATGGACCGACTACAAGGTCTAGGAAATAGTTACGGAGCAATTCAAAATTATTTATTAACAGATTCATCCCTGAGTGACGTAAAGAAACCCATCTTATGGATTCCCATTGAATACGAATATAACGCCCGTAACTGGCTATCATTCGGATCCAGGTCATCTCTTGAATTGAACCAGCCTTATATGTATTTAACCGTAAAGAGCATCATTAACCAATGCGGCGGTTCATTCCATATATGTATTATAGACGACAATTCATTCCGCAAATTATTACCTGAATGGAACATCAATTTGGACGCCACCGCAAACCCGGTGAAATGTAATATTCGAAAACTAGGTTGGGTCAAAATATTACATCGTTATGGAGGCGTCTTTGTCCCCCCATCCTTTTTATGTATGCGAAATTTAGAAGAATTATACAACACTGGAGTCGCCGGGGGGAAAATGTTTGTCGGGCAAAATGTAGACCGAAACCAAACCTCAGTCACGCATGAATTTTACCCAGATATGCGTTTTATGGGCGCACCAAAAGAATGCCAGGTGTTGAACGATTTGATGGATTTCATGGAGAGAACCATATCCACGGATTTCACCAGTGAATCGGTCTTTTTAGGCGATTTCAACCGTTGGACAAATTCAAGAACCCGCGAAATCAATATCATTGATGGTAAATTAATCGGCACCAAGACATTGAATGATGAACCCATATTAATTGACGATTTGTTATCAAATAATTACATTGACTTGTATGCCCAAACATACGGAATATGGATACCTGCTGAACAAATTTTGAATCGCCGACATTACGAGTGGTATGCGCGTTTATCACCCAGACAAGTCTTGGAGTCGGAAGTCATTTTGAGCAAATATATATTGTTGGCAAGCGCTCCTAATGAAAAACAAGGTCGTATTGAGGAATTCAAACAAATGCCTGAATGGATTGGATACTGGCAAGTTCCATCTGGATTTGGATTATGGGGACAAAAACCAAACTATTTGGGTAATCATATGATAATTAAAGATCCAGATTATTCTACAAATTTAGTATAAACGGGTCATTATTTTATGGGCTCTAAAAGTGCGTCTTCCTTAGCACTGTCGGATACATCCTTGGCACTGTCGGATACATCCTTAGCACTGTCGGATACATCCTTAGCACCGTCGGATACATCTTTGGCACTGTCGGATACATCCTTAGCACTGTCGGATACATCCTTAGCACTGTCGGATACATCCTTAGCACCGTCGGATACATCCTTAGAACCGTCAAATAAACCAGTAAAACAAATATAATACACGATTTCATATGTGGATTTTTCATACCGGATTTTCGTGGTGTATGTAATATGATTGAAATTACATATTTGTCGCAATACCGTTGTAAAACCAGTATAGGTCATCTTTTTTTCAACATATTTTTGTTTTGATGCGTGATAATAGGGTTTACATTCTTCTAAAAACGGCGGAATATTGTTATCAAAGATTCCTTTTTTATAGGCATTATTATTAAAAATATATGTATTATCTTCTTTAGTACATATTTTATCGAGTAATTCAAACAATGGTTCAGCTGGGATCGCATATTTGAATATTTGTTTAGACATGTGCAAAAGTATATTATTATAATAGCAAAATAAAATTATAAATGGTTTTTGTCTTAATTTAGAAATTACAAAAAAAATAATTCGCATTTTCTCTCTTTGACATAAAAAAGAAAGATGGTTACTAAAATAATTTTATATCACAATATATATAAGATGGATCCACCAGAAGAGCCCTCCGAAATGACGGTTGAACAACTTAGAACATTAAGTGATAAATTGTATTTAACTATGAACACTACTGAATTAGAGAATAGATATAATAAATTTTTGATGAATAAAACATATTTTCCAAAAGAAATAAATGACCCAGATACTACTTTATCAGGAAGAGTGTTTTATAGTTTTTGGATAAGAGGAGGACCAAAAAATACGCCGACAAATTTATTTTATGGTGATGATGGTGAACTTTTTCGTTTTAACATGCGTGAAAAATATGAACCGTGGCGTAAAAATAATGAACGAATGTATTTTGAAGGCATTTATAGGGCATTAAGTACACCGATGAATGTTGGTGGTAAAAGAACCAGAAGAACTCCTCGAAGAAAATCAAAAAAATCAAGAAAAAACAAGAGAAAAACAAAAAGAAGACGCACTTAAAAGAGGTTCACCAAATTGTTGGTAAATAAAGCAAGTTCTATTTCATCCTCGTGTATATTGTGAAAAACAGTAATATATTTACAAATAAATGGTATCATTTCATATTTCAAATCCTCATCAATGAGAGAAGTGATTTTCACAAAGGTAAAATAGTTATCCAAAATATCCATTACGGAATATCCCTGGTCGTAAATCACATACAAGACATTTAGCGCCTCCACCAGTTTTCTCTCTTTCAATAAACAAGTGTATTTATGAAAATCACTAAAATTGATGTTGGTACATATTTTTTTAATCAAATCCAAGTGTATATCTTTATTCAATAATTTGAATTTCTCCACGTAGTTAATCAATATTTTCGCACTATTGTTACACAAGTCCAGCAAAAAATCCTCCGACTCTCCATCAATATGAATATCCTCGTTTGTTTTTATTTTATCCAATATTTTCAACATACTTGTGCGGTCAAGAGGTTTAATTTTTATAATAGTAAATCGCGATTGTAAATTTTCAATAATTTTTTGTAGGTTCGAACTAGATGATATAAAATGAACATTGTGACTGAATTTATCAATACAATTACGAAATACTTGTTGACTCTGTTCATTAATAAAATCCAAATCATCTAAAACAATAATCTTTTTCCGATTTTTAATTGTTGAACAAGTTTGACAAAAAGTCTTGACATCATTACGATAATAATTAATCCCCTGTTCTTTGAGACTATTAATATACAATATATTTTCTGAATAATTATCGTATCCTTTGTAATATTCACGGATGAGCGCATTTAAAATCGAGGTTTTTCCTGATCCCATGTTGCCGGTAAACATTATATTCAAACAATCCATTTTAATAAAAGTATGTAAAATATCAACAATTTCGACGTCAATTTCAAACTCATTGAAATACAATGGTTGATATTTATTGATTAATAATGTATTTTCCGTCATTAAATAATATTATACGTTAATTACTATTTAAGTTTATCTTCAATAATAATATTAAAATTATGAGTTCCGAAAAAGAAAGTTTTTACAATGTTTTAGGAGTTTCCGATACTTCAACGGGCGAAGATATCAAAAAGGCATATCGTAAAATGTCTCTCAAGTATCACCCTGATAAAAACAATGGCGATCTCGAATCAGTCAAGATGTTTCAAAAGATAAGTGAAGCCTATGAAGTCTTGGGCGACTCTCAAAAAAGAAACGAATATGACATGATGCGAAAGAATCCTTTTATGCGTATGGCTTCAGGCGGTCCGATGTCTCCAGGCGGAATTCCTTTTGATCAAATGGATGAATTTTTATCCAATATTATTTTTGGGGGTTTAGGAGGAATGCCTTTTGGTGCGGGTGGTATGCCTGGTGGTATGCCTTTTGGACCCGGAGGTATGCCTTTTGGTCATGGCGGTCCAAATATACGGATTTTTAGAAATGGTGTGCCTATGAATTTTGGAAATGAAAAACCACAACCGATTACCAACACAATGACAATCACTATGGAAACAGTTTTAAATGGAGGTAAAATACCCGTCGAAATAGAAAGATGGATATTGGAAAACGGAAATAAAATTCACGAAAAACAAACTTTATATGTGGATATTGTAAAAGGAATCGACAATAATGAGATTATTGTATTAAAAGACCAGGGAAATGTCATCAACGATCAATGTAAAGGGGATGTTAAAATATATATCAAAATAGAAAACGACAGTGAATTTCAACGACGAGGGTTAGACCTCATTTTGGAAAAACGAATTTCTCTCAAAGACGCATTATGTGGATTCAGTTTTGATTTAAAATATATTAATGGAAAAGTCTATACTATCAATAATCACGCTGGAAATGTGATACCTCCAGAATACCAAAAGGTGATTCCAAATATGGGATTAACCCGCGACAGTCATACTGGTAATTTAATCATTATATTTCACATCGATTTCCCTGAAAAAATGTCATTGGAAAATATTGAAATATTAAAAAATGTATTGTAAATATGTAAATATAATACTTTCAAATGTATTATATTTATAGTTGGGTTGGGGATTATACTAAAATTTCTTGTAATTTAAATGCTACACAAATTCTCATATTTTGAACGTATCTACAAAAGGTGGTTCCTTTGTGATAATATACAGATGGGAAAGAAACTGCTCTATTCATTAGCGGTTCAACACCAACAATGAAATTTTCCATCTTGGGAATTTGAAATAATATATGTCCATTTACATCAGGAAGACATTCTTTTGGGATAGTCGTAATATAAATACAAAATGTAATATCATTTTCATTAATTGAATCTTGGTGATATATACCATCTTGCCCCAAAGTTTGACCATTCGCATATACACGATTTATTCTATATTTTTTATTTAATGTTTTTTCTATTTTATTTTTTATTTGATGTGTAAAAAAATCATAATTTACTAATTCCATATACCAAAATGGTGTTGATAAATTATTGGCTATTTGTGTTGTTGATGTATGCCCGTATTCCCAATTGGGAGTAGAAAGAATTTTTCTACATTTTTCTAATTCTTCTGGTGATAAAAAATCGTCAAAAACATTTATTTTTTCCATATAATTTGTATTATAATATTATTTTTAAATTTATTTTTATAATATATATTATATATATATTAGAGAACAATATAAAAATATTTATTATGAATAATTATTACTTTGATGGAAGATACAATTATTCACAATATTGACAATTATAAAATTATTGAATATGTAAATAAAGATGTTTATGTCATTGAAAATGTATTTGACAATGAATTTTGTAATAAAATGATAGATATAATGGATTGTTCAAGAACTGTAAAAATGCTTTTTTCAGACATAAACAATGTGGAATGTTTTAAAGTAATCAATTATACAAATCGCGATGAAAATTTACATAAGATACTTGATAAAATATCATTATTGGCAATTCGTATTATACCAAACGTAATAATTATGGGATATTGTGATTATGAATTACGTAAAGTATATGGTGAAACAAGACGTCATTGTGACGGCGTTTTTTCAGATACAATAAAACACCCAAAAAATCAAGATGTAGATGTAAAAACTGTGCGTTCTTTAACATTTGTCAGTATATTCAATGATGATTATGATGGAGGAATATATAAATTTCCCAAGCAAAAACTAGAAATAAAATTAAAAGCAGGTTCTGCTATTTTATTTCCTCCTTATTGGACACATCCACATGAAGTATCAAATATAAGTAAAATTGAAAATGGTCGTGATTATCGTTATATATTTAGTACGTGGTATTTAGATAAATTTTTAAATTTAGATGAATCAAAAAATTCGGAACATGGTGATGAATCCGTAGTAAAACCGGATGAATCCAAACCAACATTATAAATTATTTTGGGTATGCCATTAATTTCCGCGAATCAAACACACGATTTGAATAGGGACCGTTTTTATCAACATAATGTAAAAATATTTGAGTTTGTTCTGTACCATTATATTCATCTCTCCAATGTTCTAAATATCTACTATATACAACAAGATCGCCACAGTTTAAGGAAACACACACATTATTACCGGTTTTATCGGTTAAACAAAAATCCCACGGCTTTTCTGAATTCATATTGATACACAAACTTGCGCTGATTTCGCATTCTTCACGATCTGTATGTTTTTTTAGATGAGCACCTTTATAATAAATTCGCATATATGAATACGTTGGTAATAATTCTTTTTTGATGTGCTTTTCAATTAATGGTTTTACATATAAACATAAAGATTCACCACATATTGGTGCATAACAAGAAAAACTTTTTTCAACCTGTGTGTCCCCTAATAAAAAATCTGTGGGATTTATATTTTTTTCATAACATTTAACGGATTCTTCCATTTTACATTGAATATATAATAATTCACACGACTGACGAGATAATACATTTTGAAATATTATATAACCATGTTTTTCAAAATAATCAGACATTATTTATTTACCGTTTTTATTTTTATATCATATTTATATCATTTTTACAAAAATAAAATATATAGTCATACTATAGTATGGCTGGTCGTCCAAGAAAAGTAAGAAGTATTCAGTCTTATATTAACAATTCAGACGCACATAGTGGGTTATCCATGTTGAAAGCAGGTACACCACCTAAAGTCGGCGTGACTCATTATTTATGGTATAATTTACAAACCCAGTCAAATCAAGGACCGTTGGATTTTGTGAATAGCCCAGAATATTACAAAACACTACAATGGCAACGTTATGGAAACTTAAGACCGTCTTTTACTCCGTGCCCTAAACAAGCATATTTATCGTTTCCACCGTCGAGATACCCAGCGGGTGTTGTTCCAGCAACCTTTAACGGAAATTTCAATTCAAATTAAAGCAAATTATACAAAATTAAAATTTTTTATATATTCAATATTTTTTTATATAAAAAATAGATATCAAAGAGAATGTATTTACGAAATCTTTTTGGTAGGGATATCGCTAGATACAATGTAGATAGAGTTTTCAGTAATAATGATATATTCAGTACCACTCTTGTAGAATTTAGCAATAGGTGAGGTATATTCATCTTCGGATTTCACCAAAAGCTTCTCACCAGTTTCTTTTACACCGACAAGCGCTTTTTTATCTAATGATACAGACCAGTAATCCAACATAATTGGTTTATCTTCGACAATACCCAATTTAGCGGCATGTTTTAATGTAATATCACTCGGAAGTCTGTAATTTGATTCGGTAGCGGGGGCTTTATTCTGTTGTTCGGCAGACATTTATATTATAAAAAGTATTTTAAATCTTTAAATACTTTTATATGAAAACTATTAATTTGCTAAAACCCGTGGTTTTATAATAAATATATTTTAAATATAAATATAAAATATACATATAAAATATACATATAAAATATACATATAAAATATACATATACATATAAAATGACTAATAACGCAAACGTAAACGTAAAACAAACCATATTTCCCTCTCAATACTCATTACACAACGCGGATAATTATTTGGAATCAATTCTTTCAACGTGTTCTACAACAACATCAAGTACCGATATTTTGAATAAATATAAAATACTTGTCCTTGAATATTTACAATTTATTTTAGAAAATATGAATTGTAAATCGGATGAAATATACAAATATATTATATTAAGAGGATTAACTACCATAACTCATGTATATCAATTGACACTGTTACATACCAAAAATTTGAATTTGTCCTATTTTCATAGTCAAAAAGCGTTTTATTATTACGTAGAATTCATTGGTCAAATCACAGGAGAACAAAATACGTTTTTACAATTGACATCCAAAGACGCAGTTATGTTTGTCTATAAAAAAACCATTTTCGAAATACACGGTGATTTCCGTAAATTGTCTTCAAATCCCCAAGATGAATCCGGACACTACGAAACATTCCATTTTTTGGACATATTTTGTCAAATCATGAAAACCCTTGTATCGCAATTTATTAGTCAACATAATTTCATAGAAATGCGAGACAACAAAACATATTTGGATGAGTTGAAAAAAATAGAAAAAACGTGTGACACCTTGAATGGTACAAAAATAAATAATAATCAATTACAAAAGATCAAATTAGTTATTGATTGTTTGAGCGAATTAAAAGAAAGATATCATCATGTGATTCAACAATTCATTCAAAAATTATTAAAAAATAAATCCGCATATGAATTAACCGAAGAATTATTCAAAGAAAAAATAGCTAAATTCATATTGACGAATAATATAACCTCAAATCTGGACACTTTTATGAATTATATTGTTCCAAATTAAAATCTCGGATAAATTGGAATATTATACAGAAATAAAGATTTGCTTTTTACGAATTTTTTTGTTTTTATTTTTTGTCAAATCACCACCCGATAAAACATTGGGTTGACTAATATGATAAAATTCATTTATCAACATTTTTTTAATGAACTCGTAAATAATATACAAGACATTTTCATTACACATGCCAACAATTAAAATACTTCCTGTACGAAATATCATAAAAGAAACCCCCACAATTTGTTTATACTTTTCTTTATCCTCGTTTGAAATTTGCGACCCCGTTTGTAATTCCACATCCACCTCTGGATTATAATAAAATTTACACTGTATTCCGGGATAAGAACAAGGATCAAAAATACATTGTATATTATATTTCATTTTTAATATATCATACAAGGCCTCGCGATTTATATAAAATCCACAATTAAAATTGGAGTTTATCAATACCGTATCACTTTTTTGTAAATAACCAAGTGGCTCTTTGATATAATCTTGTAATGTGCTCAATAATGTCTTTAATACTTGTTCATATATTAGGTCATTTTGGATCCCAGGTATTTCCACTTTCCCAGTATTAAATACTTTAATATGAAATTCCTTGAAAATATTTTCAATATTAATACGCATTATCATGACAAAACAATTATAAAACGCGCTCTTCTTTTTACTACGATAACTCATAATATCTTTCTTGGAAATACCAACACTGACTTTGCGAATATCTTTGAATTTAATTCGTCCATTTGGATTGTTAATACTTGTAATAATTTGTTCATCATAATATAATTCATCTTTTAATTGTTCCTTTATGTAATCCACTTCTTCTTGCTGGAGCGAATTGAATTTCATTTGTTTTTTAATGATACCAATTTTAGGCATCGAATATTGAATCACCGGGATTTTCCAAAAGATTTCCTTTAAATCAATTTCTTGATTCAAATATGCAATTTTTGATTTGGTTGATATATATATTTCCGTAGCTTTAGGAATATTGCAACTATTTCTATCATTTTTACCATTCATATTTTTGGCAATATTCAAAGTGATTTCATTATTCAATTCATCTGGTTTATCTGAATCAATATCTAGATCTTGTCCATAATTGTTTGAAATAAATTTTTCCCATTCATCGTCAATATTTTCGACGGCGTGGCTTTTTATATTGCTTTTTATATTATTGTTTTTGTTTAATTTTATATTAGACATATCTTGTATGTAACTGTGGGTATTTCTTTAAATTCTTTAAATTAAAAATATTTCAATTATTTTTTTAATTCACTACTATATAAAATGGAGACAAAGAGCATACCAATCCAATGTCACAAAAGTTATTTAAGAAAAGATTTAGAAAAAATAAATCGACTAACTTATTCATTAGAATGTAACAAGAATATATTTGATCCATCAAAAAGCTCACCACCGAACGAATTCATGGAAAAATTAAACAAACGAATGAATATATATAACCATTTGGAAACATTATCGAGTTCTCCGGTAATGACTTATAACATGACATTGATTGCCTCTGCCTTTGGTAAATAATCCAATAATTTATGAATAATGTAATTTATGTAATATTTTTGTTCACAATCTGGAAAATGCATTGCGTTTTCTATAAAAATTAAAAAATCACTCGTGACAACATGTTGTTTGTGCCGAATAATATAATTCAAAAAATCTTTGATTATATTTTTTTTATTGATGTTGTATTTAATACTTGTTTCCTTAATATAATTGAGTATATCATCCACCTTGTTATATTTCTTGTTTTGAATACATTTTTTAAACAGTATTTCCCATACAACATTATCAATTATATGGAAATAATCACAAATCATATCTTGATTCGACTGTAAATAATTAATCATACTTCGAATATCCGATTTAAATATTTCTTGTATTTTTTTCAATGAAAAATCATCTATTTTGATCGATTCTTTTTCTGTAATATTTTTTAAAAATTCTATAATTTTTTCAGATGGCAATTGATTAAATCGTAATCTAAGAAATTCATTTTGTAATCCCTCGTCAATACGACTAATATAATTACAAATCAAACAAAAACGAACATTGTTTGAATAGTTTTGTAATAAATATTTCAGCGCTTGTTGCGCATTTTTGGTCATGTAATCCACCTCATCCAAAATGACAAATTTCATTCCCTTGGTAAATAATGTTTTGGAATTCACAAATTGATTTATTTGATTGCGTATAATATCAATCCCTCTCTCATCCGATGCGTTTAAATGAATGATTAACCCTCTATTTTTTTCATTATTCATTTCTTGATATTTGTTAATTAGATTTATAATAGTTGTTGTTTTACCTGTACCTGGTGGTCCATACAACAATAAATTTGGGAAATATGATGTATTTATAATATTTTGTAGTATTTCTTTATTTAACGGATCTAATACAATATTTTCAAATTCAGAGGGTCTGAATTTTTCAATCCACGGTATTGACTCGTTTTCTGTATTTAGGCTTAGATTCAAATTAGTGAAACTCATTCAAAAATGAAAATTATATATTATTATATTTTTAGTTTTTATATATTAGTTTTCATATTTTACTTTATAAAATAATTGAAATATATTTCTTTTCATTGTATAAATGAATAAAAACATGCCTTCTTCATCTTTAAACAAAAATAACGAATGTGGATATTTAGAAATATTTATTGGTCCAATGTTTTCCGGAAAAACCAGTAAATTAATCGAATTATACAAACAATATTCATTTTGTAATATTCCATTAGCAGTCATTAATCATTCGTCAGACAACAGATACGATGATACAATGTTGTCAACCCACGACAAAATAATGATTCCTTGTCTTCAAACCTCAACTCTATTTTGCGTTACAAATGATATGGATAATGTTGATGTCATTTTAATCAACGAGGGTCAATTCTTTGATGACTTATATGATTTTGTAGTAGACATGTTAAAATTCAATAAAAAAATATATGTTTCTGGTTTAGATGGTGATTTCAAAAGAACAAAGTTTGGTAAAATATTGGATTTAATTCCTTTGTGTGACAAGGTGACAAAAATGACATCTTTATGTAGTTTGTGTAAAAATGGAACACCTGGATTGTTTTCCATGCGTTTAACGGATGAAAAAGAACAGATGTTGATCGGGTCGTCGAATTATATTCCGGTTTGTAGATATTGTTATGAAGAAAATGAAAATAAGAAGTAGTCTACTTTCGTTATATTATTTTTTAAAATAACTTAAATCAATGTTTATGTTATATGTTATAATAAATGGACGGGATTGATATAATCAATGAAGTAAAATTTGAGAATAATGTAATCACTGACCAGGAGGTCCAAGTTGTTCCTGTAAAAGGGAAAAGAGGTCGACGTTCAAAAAAAGAAATAGAAATGGCAAAAGCACTAGAAAATAAAATGAATCATCCAGATACAAATGATGGAGAAAATCAATTCGTTTACCTAGAGCCTAAAGTCTTGGAAGAGGTAGTGAAACCCCCTCCAAAAAAACGTGGAAGAAAACCAAAGGGGGGGAAAATTGTTCAACAACTCGTTGCCCCTCCTAGAAAAAAGGAGGAAAAACCAAACATTATATTACATTTGAAATGCTCTGTAAAAGACTTGGATGAAAACAGTGAATTCAATATGAAAAATAATAGTATTGAATCATTTAATTTTGAAAATTCTAGAAAGGATTTTTTATATGAAGTGATTGATAATAGTTTGGAACAGCAACGTTTATCGACAACAACTCCTGCCTTAATATACAATTCAAATGATCTGACGACAAATCATTTATTTGTTGCGCCATGTCAAAAAAAGACTATAGACAATGAAGAAGAAACCAAAGAAATATGGCGAAAATTAAAAAATTTAGAATATAATTTACACACGAATAATATTTCGGACAAAAAGTCAGCATGTTTTTGGTGTAGTTATGATTTTGACAATCCGCCAATTTATATTCCAAAATATCTTATGAAAGATACATACCATGTATACGGGTGTTTTTGTACACCTGAATGCGCAACCGCTCATTTAATGAGTGAGGGTATAGACACGTCTACTAAATTTGAAAGGTATTATTTGTTAAATCATATTTATTCCAAAGTTTATAATTATACGAAAAATATAAAACCAGCACCAGATCCTCATCACATGTTGGAAAAATACTATGGGTCACTAACAATACAAGAATACAGGTCAATATTAAAAACGGATCGTTTATTTTTAATTGTAGATAAACCGCTTACACGCATATTACCCGAATTCCACGAGGACAACGATGAATTTATAATAAATAATAAAATTATTCCTTCGAATAATTACCAGGCAAAGAATAAGTTGGCGACAATTAAAAAGAATCAAACTAAAAACAGTATATTAAGTGAGAAGTTTGGGTTGTAGTTTATACATTCTATGTTCTAAATAATACAATAAAATTTTATTATATTATTTATTTAATCCTTAAGGCGAATCGTATTTTCTTCAATCTCGGTTTTGAGTTTTTCTTCTTGTTTATGATTGTATGATTTCATAGAATCATCTAATTTATGCCTAAGTTGTTTATAAATTTCCTGATTAATTGAGGTTGTTTTTTGTGCCGGTGCTTTTTTTTCAGTAATCCCTAAATATGCCTTGATGACTTTAATGTGGTCGTAATGTGCCTCAGTTAATTTAGAATAACTTGTTTCATAATCATAATCAGTCTGGCGCATAATCATGTTTATTTTTTCGCTCACCTCGTCTTTATTTATAAAACTAATGTTGTCCATTTTGTTTATACCTATAAATATTAAATATTTTTTAAACTGTATTAAACGAAATTTATTATAATAAAATATACCCATGAATACAAAGATTGAGAATGTTATAAATGAAGTTGGTTGTGTTATACGTAATGGTATTAATAAATTAATGTATGATTTTACATTTCAACACTTAACCAATGAACTTGAAAAATGTAAAAGTGAAATGGAATATTATAAAAACGAATTGGAAAAAATAAAAAAAGAATTTTCCAATAATAAAGAAAATATTGTTTTAGAAATACATGACGACATTTCTAATAAATCGGGTGTGACGAAAAGCACCATTGATAATTTCTTTTGTTTGAATCATGATAGTAAAAATATTGTTGTTTCTAAAAATGAACCTGATGTAAAAGAAGATGATGAATCTGAAGAAGAAGATGACGCAGGTATAGAAGAAGATGTCGCAAGCGTAGAGGAAGAAACAGTCGCGGGCTTAGAGGAAGAAGATGGTGAAGAAGAAGAAGAGGAAGAGGAAGAAGAAGCCGCGGAAAGTTTAGAAGAGGAAGAAGAAGAGGAAGAGGAAGAGGAAGAGGAAGCTGTGGAAAGCTTAGAAGAAGAAGCAGACGCAAGATTGGAAGAAGAAGAACAAGCTGAGGAAGATGCTGAGGAAGATGCTGAGGAAGATGCTGAGGATGAAGAAGTTTTTGAAATAGAAATAGACGATGTTACATATTATACAGAAAATGAAGAAAACGGTAATATATATTCCGTAGATGAAAACGGCGATCCTGGTAATAAAATCGGCTATTTAAAAGACGGAGAACCTTTTTTTTATTAGACAAGATAAAGATAATTAGAGACATAATTTTTTTATGCGTATAATATAGTATAAATGTTTGAGCTATGTACGCCCGCACTAATATATTTTATTTTTTCAATGATTCAAATAGTTATTGATTTATATTTAAGATTATACAATACGGCACTTGTAAAATTCATAGTAACAATAATGATTACTTTATTATTAAATTATTTATGTGAAAAAAATTTAGGAATAATTTCATGGATATTTGTTTTACTTCCATTAATTTTTATTGGTGTAATTGTTACTACTTTATTGTATATTTTTGGCATGAGTGTATCAAGCGGACAAATAAAACAAAAATATGAACCATCCGAAACACTAATACAAGGAGACCAGTTAGTATTTGAAAAAAAAAATCCAAAGCATGGTTTAAGCAAATATGTGTGTATTCCATTTTCAAAAAACAGCAATACAGTAACGAATAAGCATATAGCACAAAATAAAAAAGAAAAAAACGATGATGAAGATGACGATAAAGATGACGATAAAGATGACGATAAAGATGACGATAAAAAAGTTGAAAAATCTAATTCAAAGACAAGCGTAATTCCTGAACCCACAACTACCAATTCAATTATGACGACTTTTTATTCAAAAAAACCCCCAATTGGAACATCATCTCCACAATATGAAAGTTTTGCTTCTTATTAGATTTTTTACATTATAATTTGAATTTGAATTTGAATTTGAAAAATATTAATAAAACCAATATAAAAACATGTATATATATTTAATAATATAATATGTTTTTAAAACTCATTACATGTGCGTATTTACTACATTTATTTATGTCAAATGTTTTTCCAAAACAACACATGAAACTATTAATAAATCTTTCCTATTATTGTATATACGTATATAGTTTTCTTGAAATGAAAATAAAAAACATATATTTACAATTCATAAATAATAATACAAAATTACTGGGATTTATGAAATATATATCTAAAAAATATGATGAGGATAATATAGAAATTATTTCAGACAATCAATCCATTATTACATCTAATAAAGACAACTCATATTGGTATTATGACATACCCAATTATTGTAAATTTATCATATATTCTGATCCTGAGCCACAAACGAGTAGAAAAAATAAAATAATTATCCATAATACAGATGGTATTAAAAATAATTCATTTAAATATACTTTGTGTAAATACATGTTTATATCGGTTGATTTATATATTCAAAATGATTTAAAACAAATAAATTATGATTTAAATTTATTTTTTAATGGGAATAATTATTATATAGCAAATAATAAAATAGACAAATATGTTATTTGCTTTTTATTATATTCAAGATACGGGGTTTATCAAAAACCCGAAACTTGTAAATATAAATTAAACATCATCGACCAAAGCGCGAATATGTTTCATTTATGTGAAAGAGATGTATTACATTTATATGAGGACAAATATGAAATAATGGAAGTCATCTGTAATGGAGATAATCCATATAAGGAATGTGTTATGAATAAAGATGAAAGTGAAAGTGAAAATAGTAGCAATGAAAGTTATGAAAAAATCAAAGAAAATAAAATTCAATAATAAATAATTAATAAACAATATAAAAAAATATAAATATTATACATTATATGGTTACTCCCCAACCAACAATGGCGACAGACACACCACCTGAAACAACCGAATATCATCATTTATTAGATAAATGGACTTTGTGGGCGCATTTACCTCATGACACTGATTGGAGTATTAACAGTTACAAGGTAATATATGATATGGAAACTGTAGAAGGGACCATTGCTATTATAGAAACCTTACCAGAGGTTTTAGTTAAAAATTGTATGTTATTTATAATGCGTCACGGTATTAAACCAATCTGGGAAGACCCGCGAAACCGTAATGGTGGGTGTTTTTCTTACAAGATTTCAAATAAAAATGTATATGATGTTTGGCGTAAGTTAACATATTTATTAGTAGGTGAAACAATAAGTAGTCAAGAGTCATTTGTTGCGAATGTAACCGGGATAACTATATCTCCTAAAAAAAATTTTTGTATCATAAAAATATGGATGTCAAATTGTTTAAATCAAAATCCAGCAATTATTACAAGTGAAATCCGAGATTTATCCAGTCAGGGGTGTTTGTTCAAAAAACATGTGCCCGAGTATTAGATAGTGTCGTAATTTGTAACTATTTTGTTTTACAAATATTTACAAACAACTAAATTTGAAATAATAAATATATTGTTAAAACAAATTAAATATATTAAAAATTATAATAAATAAACAAATATGGTTGAATTGGTTATTACTGAAAAAGAAACCACAAAAAAAACAATATGTTTAAATATGATTGTGAAAAATGAATCTAAAATTATACGAGAAACATTAGAAAAATTATTCTCTAAAGTTAATTTTGATTATTGGGTAATTTCGGACACAGGTTCAACCGACAATACCATAGAAGTAATTGAAACATTTTTTAAAGAAAAAAATATACCAGGTGAAATGTTTCAGCATGAGTGGAAAGATTTTGGATATAATAGAACTCAGGCACTTATGTGTGCTTATGAAAAAACCGACTATGTTTTAATATTTGATGCGGACGATGAAATTGTTGGTGATTTTAAATTACCAGATGTATTACAGCACGACGAATATATGTTTCAATTTGGTAATATTATTGATAAAAATATGTATGGACGAATTTTAATGGTAAACAATAGAAAAAAATGGTTATACGTGGGTGTTTTACATGAGGTCATTGTTCCTCACGAACATAAACCATCACGATATATAATAGAAGGAGATTATTTTACACTTTCTGGAAGATCCGGTGATAGAAATACAAACAATCCAGACAAATATTTGAAAGACGCACTAGTATTGGAAAAAGCATATTACGAGTGTCTTGAAAAAAAGGATACATTATATAACAGATATGCGTTTTATTGTGCGAATAGTTATAAAGACCATGGTGATTTTGAAAACGCCATCATATGGTATAAAAAAACACTCAACCATGATAATTGGTCTCAGGAAAAATATCATTGCTGTATTCAATTAAATCATTGTTATCAAATGTTAAAACAACCTGAAAATGGTTTCTATTATTGTGTAAAATCGTTTAGTTATGATAATGAAAGGGGAGAAGGTTTATTTCATTTAATTCAACATTATTGTTGTGAGAATATGAATGAAGTTGCTTATTCTTATTATAGTTTAATTAAAGATTTTATGGAGAATCGTTATTTAACTACTGCGGTACTCGACAAATTATTTGTTGATAATACAATATTACAATTTTTGCTTCCGTATTATGTATTGATCGTCGCAGAAAAAACACGACGTTATAATAGTGGTATACATATGTTTCGTATTATATTTATTAAAAAAATGAGGGGAATGCAAGAATTTTTTATTAGGTGTTTATTATTTAATTTACAATTTTTTACTGATCATATTCCTGAAAATGAAAAAAATGAATTTTTTAATTTATTTAATGACTACATCAAATTTTTAGAAGAAAACGGTTACCCAATATCTAGTTATGATTTTATGGAAAAATATAAACAATTTGATATTCATATGAATGTATTAACAACCGATAATAAACACTTTTCAGTTGAAGAATGTAAAAAAAGTAAGAAAATATTGTTTTTTTCTGGATGGTCGGGTGAAAAATGGAATCAAACAACAAGTTTGACAAAAGCATTAGGTGGGTCTGAAACAGCGGTTTCTTATTTGAGTAAGAATTTTCCAAAAGATTATGAAATATATGTGAGCGGTGATGTAGAAGAAGAAACTGTAGATAATATCAAATACATACATTTATTTAATCTTCCCACTTTTTTCAAAGAAAACGCAATACATACAATTATTGTGTCAAGATATGTCGGATTTTTAGAATTATATTTTCAACATTTATCGTTTTATAAATTATATATATGGGCGCATGATACATGTTTCCACGCATACGGGTCAAACTTTTTAGGTGAGGTTGATATTATTAAAAAATGGAATAGTCGAATTACAAATGTGGTTTGTTTAACAGAATGGCATAAGAATTTATTTGCTGATAAATATCCAGACATTAAGGATAAAATTGTCACGATAAACAATGGAATAATCAATGAAATGTTTACATATCCATTAAATCAAAAAGTGCCAAAACGGTTTATTTATACGTCTTGTGCCGAAAGAGGTCTTGGTAGATTATTACAATTATGGCCTGAAATATTGAAAAAATATCCATATGCGCAATTAAAAATTTCGAGTTACAACAATTTCCCCAAAAATCCAGAAGAGGAAAAAATGTTGGAATACATTAAACAAACACCAAGTATTGAACATTTGGGTAGATTAGGTCGGAATGCCCTATATGAATTAATGTCAACTGGTGAATATTGGTTATACCCAAGTTATTGGCCCGAAACATCATGTATTACTGCTCTTGAAATGTTGCGCTCAGAAGTGGTATGTGTTTACTTCCCAGTAGCCGGTTTAACAAATACTATGGAAGATTATGGTATTCCAATAAAAGAGGGCGAAGAATTAGAAGTATTATTTACGATTACAGAAGAACATAAGGATGTGTTAAGATATACAGGTAGAAGATATGCGGAAAGGAGCACATGGGCAGAAAGGGCAAAAGTATGGCGTAACATGATTTTTTCTGAATAATTCATACTCTCATATTTTCATACTTTCATAATTGATAATATTATTTTTACATAAAGTTAAAACTAATATTAAGGCACAGGAAAAGGTCGCTGACTTTTTTCTACAACAAGTGGTTCTGGAATAAAAACGGGTGTTCTTTCGAAAAAATTTGCGGTTTCTAATGTTTTCAATTCAGGCACTAAAGGTGCTTGTGGTTGAACTAAATTGGTTGAATTAATACCAAATAAAAAGGATTCAATCTGAACTGCGTTATTTGATAATTTATTCCATGGTACTTGACCAGGATTCACTCCATTTCCTGGTAACATTGTGCTATATGCCGCACCATATTGAGAATTAGGATAAAGTGTATAAGTTTCCATATCTCTGTATTGTTTTTGTTCTAAATTATAATTTCCGGGTGTATTTAAATTTCTGGTAGATGCCATATTATTATATACTTATAATATTATTTTTATACAAAAACTAATTTAGTGAGATAGTGAGTTTAGTGAGATAGTAATTTTGTAAGTAAATCCAAATATTTTTCTTGTATTGAACCGTTTTTTAAAACGTCACAAATACACAAATGTGTCGCAAATAAATAATCATACGAAAAAAGAACCATAAATCCTACTTCTAAATCTTCACTTAAAAACATAGCCGCAGCCCTTTTCATACATTCTTGTAGTTTAGAATTTAATTTTACGCCGTCGGTTTCATATATGTTTTTCATTTCATTATTTATTGTATTGTAATCAAATTCCACAACTCCAAATATTTGTAAATAATCTGACTGATAAATCAAGTCACATATACTGGCGTTCTCTTGGTCAACCTGTAAATCTAAATTCAAATCCGTAAATTCACTAGGAATCTTTTTTTTTAATTCTGCGTCATAATAAAAATATGTACATATTATTTTTGTATTATACATAATTTACGATTTACTTACTTTACTAAAAAGATATTTTTCTAAATGATAATAAACAAAAATCATAAAAAATATTTTCTCCTATTATTTTATAATGGGTGACTTGATGGATACTTTGTTCAGTCCTTTAGGCAAAGAATGGTGCTTATATTATTTTTTTATTCTTGTTTTTGTATTTTTAGCTTATTTATTTGTTATTTTAGCAGCTTTAATTCATCTTTTTAATCTTAAGAAAATAACTTTTAGTAGCGTTTTTATGTCGTTAATTCCAATAGTAACATATGCTATTTTATATTTCCAATCACGTCTTATTTACAGTATGTGTGTCGGCTCATTGAAATAAATGTTAGGTTTTAGGGATTAAGATATAAAAATAAATAATACAACAATACAAAAATTGTATTATTTATTTACAGGATACAGGATACAGGATACAGGATACTGATTGAATTATTACATATTGGTGTTTCTACCCTTAGAATTGTAATACTCGCGATCACGGGTTAATTCACGAGATGGCACACCTCCACGTACCCAACCCTCAGAAGCTACACTTTCAACACAATAAGCAGGATTTTCGATTTTTTGTTTCACATCAGGTAATAATGGAGTTTGACTATATTGCAAGTAACTCTTTTCTGGTAAGTTTGTTACAGATCTTTTGTTGGTAATATTCTCACCTTGTTGAATTTGTGCTTCTAAAATAGGATCAACGGATCCTCTTCCCATAAATGGTACAGTCGCAAATGGGCGTTGAAACAAATCAATACGGCATTTTGGATGAGTTTGTATGGTTCCTATAGTCAAATTCGAATTTTCGTCTATATTACATCCACCAGCACCTACGTTGTAACCGCCTTTATAGAAAACACATGGTTGAGTTGTTGCTAAATCAATCGGAGTTTTCATGCTACAATCATTCGCAAAATAGTTTTGTAACAAATAATTACAAGAACTATTGTTTTGGATGGTTTCTTGGTCTAAATAGCAACTATCATTGCCAATTCTGGACATATTTTCAAAAGTATAATTTGAGACGTTTGCCATATTTATATATATATTACATTATTTTTTACTAAACAAAAAGAAACATAATTAAATACGTTTCTTTTTATTTTATTTTATTTCATTTTATTTCTTTTTATTTCATTTTATTTTATTTTTGAAAAAATATCCAAAATCCAAAATATCCAACGTTTAATACAAATTATACCTAAAGTTATCCTTGACACAAGCAATATCATCACCACCGCGACATGATGGCATATCACCATATAAGAAATCGGCAAATGCACCTTGGTCATTTGGTATTTTTGTATTTGGATTTGAATAATACTGCCACATTGACTGGTCGAATTCAAATTTTTCTCCTAAATCCCCAAACAATTGTTGATTCGTATTCTTAATACCAGGATTTAATGTTTGAACCATTTTTTTTGTATTATTGCTAATATCCTCATATACTTCTGTACTAAAAGAAGGTGGTGCTGACTTTCGTGTTGGTTTATCCATAATGTCAGTTAACAATACATTACCAAGTGGATTGTTTTTTTTCACCTCCTCAAAATCACTTTTTAAATATGTCTTTAATGTTTCTGGATTGATGATTTTAAGCGAGGCATCTATTGTATCGTCTTTATTGTATGATGCTGAATTATTTGAAAATCCTTCTTTATTTTTATCGCCAGTTTTTTTTGTTAATTCACTAACAATCAATTGTTTTTGACTCTTGTACATCATGTAAATAATTAATAAAGATATCGCACCATTTAATAAAAAACGATAAGATCGAGTTATCATAAATCCTAAAATACACAATAATATAATTAATCGAGTCATTGCGTTTAATTTTTCGTCAAATGTCATACCCTCTTGAGGAAATAATTCCAATATATGTTTTTTATTAAATAAAACTGTTGGATCATTAGACCAGAATGGAATATAGGATGTCATTATATATAATATAGGATTACTTAATTTTTATAATTTTATTTATTATATTATATAATTTTTTATAAAATAGGTCGTGTTTTTAACAAATAATTATACACTTCATCATCATTCATTGTCTCATTGATACTTATAATTTCATCAACATTGTCATGAAACATTTTAATTAACTCATTTCTTTGTTGACTTATTAAATCATATGTTTCATTTTTAATATCGTCTAATATAATGTCTTCGTTTGATTTCAAATCAAATTCTAATGCCGATGAAAAATTGTATAATTTATTATTATGACTAGATATAATTAATCGTGACAATGATGAAAACGCAAGTGGCACCGATCCAGTCATACTATATCCAATATTATGATCATTATTCATTGTGGCGTCAGTCAATATATAATTTGATGATTGCAATAATGAAAACATATTTTCTGTATTCAAAAGTTGATATAAACGAATATCTATATTATCATTTTTTCTTTTTAAAATACTTATCATTTTATGTGTAGCAAAACGTGTAATGACATGTATGATTATTTTTTTATTACTTTTGAGTCTATTGATTAAATTTATATTATATAAATTACTATCTAAATTACCCCCTCCAATCATACATACATTCATAACATCAGGATCTATTATTTTATTTGATTTATATAATAGTGGAATACATGGTAATCCCCATTTTATTTGGTTTTTTATAAAAGGGCGAACTCCTATACAATGAAAATAATCAATTCTTCTACAATTATAATAATGATTAATACACACCACTTTTTTATTCATCCATTCATACTTTAAACCTTCATCATCATCAGTTGTTAAAAATATTAAATCAAAATTATTACGTTTCTCATTATTTTCAAATTCAATACAATCCCGATATATAATATTGAAATTCTCATTTTCAAATACTCTAGTATAAAATTTGAACCACCCTATGTCAAGAAATCTTTCGGTAAATATTTCTAATGTATACTTTTTTATGAAACAATAAAATATAATATAACCAAACATCTCATAATGGCATGGTAAACTATTATATATTGCGATTCTTTTTGTCATATTTTCTAGTTGTCTTATAAATATAAAGTAATACAAATAATCTTTATGTATTAATTTATTGTATGTATTGTATTTATTGTATTTATTTTTTACCCTTCTTTTTCTTTTTTCCTCCATTATCACCCGCTTTTCCATTGGACCCAAGTCGCGGTGATTTTTCCGCTTTACCAGATGTTTGCTGAATACTATTTATTAAATCCTCTATTTCTTTTTCTGTCAATGGCGGCTTTTCTTGAACATTTTTGTCGTTTTCTACTGCTGTTGCTTTTGCCATCTTACGGATCTCCAGATTTTTCTTCATTCTTTCGCTATTTTGCATCATCCGCATGTTTTTATCCATTTGCGCCTGCATTGCACCAGTATTCACCTTTACATTTTTACCACCTAGACCTCCCAATCCTCCTAATCCACCTAATCCTCCCAATCCTCCTAATCCTCCCATCTTACCCAACATACTCTGTATATCCTCCATTCCCGGCATGTTTTTCATTTTATTCATGATTTCAGTTGCCTCACTCATTAATTCCGACTGGTTAATCTCTCCCGACTTCATTTTTGAATCCAATTTATCACCCACATTTTTAACTATACTCATCAACTTTCCTGGATTCTTAAACATCTTTTGAAATACATCCTTTACGTCTGTGACATTTTCAAAATCCATGTCTAAATTTCCAGCGGTTTCTTCTGCGATTTCACGAGCTAAATCACCTAATTTACCACCCAACATTCCGGAAATATGTCCATGAAGCTCATCAACGGAAGGCATGTTTGTTTTTTCACCACTTCCAGGTTGACCTTCGCCAGATGAATTATTGTCAAACATATTTTGCATTTTTTCCAAAGTCTCCTCCAATTTACCCTTAAAATCATCCTCATTCAATGAATCAAATATTTTTGCCGAATCACCAAAAGCACTTTGGTCTTTCACACATCCAATCACCGAAATCGATATTAATTGTAAATATTTCCAAATAGTCTCCTTAGTATTGTCACTGATGTCACAATTCCACAAATACTTGAAACTTAGTCCGGGCAAAAACTCGGTATTTATATCGGAATCTTTATTGAAAATTTCTGCGTTTTTATACAAAATATCGAAAAATCTTTCGGGGAAAATACCTAGACAATGAGTAAAGACCTTTTCTATTTTGAAACTCAACTCTGCCTCATCACATGCGTCGGAAACCCACCATTGATTGATTATGGGACTATATTCAGGAAATGTAGTTTTAATATCATTGATAAAATCTGGTACGACTTTTTTAAATTCTTCTGGAATTTGTTTTATTTCCTCGGACATACTTTTACAAAAGATTTTATATTTAAGTTTAAATTAAATATAAATATTTATTTTACTTGTTTTACTTATTATTTGTAAATAACCACGATTTTGAATAAAATAATGAAATGCTCTTTCGTGATGTTTATCTTTTATAATAATACCCCCGTTTTGTATTTTCATACCAACTAATATATGATTATAAAATAAATAATAACTTCACATAAATTATCTATAATTGCGATTTTACATCGGATTTTACATCGGATTTTACATCGGATTTTACATCGGATTTTACATCGGATTTTACATCGGATTTTACATATTATGATACATGACACATAACTTCTTGAGATTTTGGATATACTTCATTGTCTTGGCCTGTTCATCCGGTGTCATCATTTTTATCGGATTTCTTAATCTATTAATAGCCTCAATGATTTGCCCTGAATTTTGCGCATTTGTTAAATCCTCCCCGTAATCTTTATCCAAGAAAAAACTAATATCTCCCGACTCTATTTGTGCCGCATATTTATCCACCACGTAGCTTTGCCATATTTTTATAATTAATTTAGGATTTGCCTTTCGAATTAATGTAAAAGAATTTTTAGCTGATAATATATCTACATCATTTGGAAATATTCGAATAATATCTTCCACAAATTCCATAAAATGATTGTTAAACCCGTTCAAAACACTTGACGACGCCATTATGTTATACATGAATTATATTTTTAAATGGATTAAACATATAATTTATATTTTTCTTTGTTGTTGAGGTCCATAATTAGATAATTCTTGTTCTCGCTGTTTTTGTAATTGTTCCACGGTTAATTCGCCCGATATTTTTTCCTTTTTGTAATCAAAATCGTCTTTGGGTGTAGTAATTATATCCGAATGATTCAGCGGCACATAATTATGCATTTGTCTCATACCCCCAGCCCCTTTTGTATTCAACTCTTCATGATCCATGTCTAAAAAACTATAATTATCGGAAACGATTCCCCCAAAACCACCTCCCCCCCCTAATGAAAACGCCATAGGCTCCATGTTATTACTTGTCGCCTGCCGGGTAACTACCTCTTGTCGCGGTTTTAAGTGATTATAGATTCCATCGCCATACAACACCTGATAATTCTGATTCAATAATAACAAGGCTGGCACTTTAGTGACATTTTCAGGCATGACTATTTTTTGACCGTTTTCTAAAACAATTTGTATTTTACCAGTTTGATCTTTGACACGTTTATCAATACAAATAAAATGTATATCTTTACTTACTTGTGTCTTTGAAAGTGTCTGTAATAATTTTTTTGAGTGTTCGCAAAAATTAGAATAATATAAAATAGAACTCATTAATGTATAATTAGGTATTCAAATTGTTTTTTTAACTCATTTTTTTTAAAATTCAAATAAATAATATTTAAAAAAATTGATTAAATAAATACAAAGGTTTAAATATATTATTATAATAGCTTATACCAGATAACAAAAAGATGAATCCACAAATCGATAAAATTGTAGAAAAAGAAGGCGTCCTCACATTTACCTTAAGTGGTGTAAATGTGAGTTTAGCAAATGCCATCCGCAGAACTGTATTATCCGATATTCCAACGGTCGTATTTAAAACATCACCAAATGAAGACAACAAATCAAAAATATTGGTAAATACGACTCGTTTTAATAACGAAATTATCAAACAACGCTTAAGTTGTATTCCAATACATATTGATGATATTGAAATCCCTCTTAAAAATTATTTATTAGAGGTCAATATGGAAAACACAAGTGACACCATTATGTATATTACGACTGAACATTTCAAAATTAAAAATATGTTGACAAACGAATATTTATCGTCTAAAGATACCCATAATATATTTCCACCAAATGATATGGGTTATTATATTGATTTTGTCAGATTACGCCCACAAATATCAGAAAATATTCCAGGAGAAAAACTACAAATGACATGTGAGTTTTCAATCAACAATGCGAAAACCGACGGTATGTTTAATGTCGTCTCTTGTTGTTCTTATGGTTTCACAGTAGATGATGTTTACATGGAAAAAGAATTAGACAAGAAAAAACAGGAATGGAAAGACAGGAGATTAAGTAAACACGATATTGAATTTGAATCGGATAACTGGAAATTATTAGAAGGAAAGCGTATTGTCAAAAAAGACTGTTTTGATTTCACGATACAAACAATCGGCGTCTTTTCGAATCGAGATTTAATCAAACAAGCATGTAAAATTATTATGACTCGTTTAGACAATTTAAAAACCATCATTGAAACAGACGCCATAAAAATAAGCGAATCGGAAAATACCATGAAACATTCTTATGATGTTATTTTGGAAAACGAGGATTACACCATTGGTAAAATCATAGAATACATGTTGTATACGAAATTCTTTGAAGAAGCAAAGACAATGACCTTTTGCGGATTTAAGAAAATGCACCCACATGACATCGATAGTGTTATTCGGGTTGCTTATAAAGAACCCGCGGATATGGCAATGGTAAAACAAAATTTATTAATCAGTATTTCTTTAGCAACAAATGTATATGAGACAATATTGGGTAAATTTTAATTTTCCATCAAAACTCCAGATTCGCATTTTGTATGAAAAGAATCAAAGTATGGACTATTCAATAAATACATTAACATTTCGGGACTTAATGTGTTTATATAGTCAATGATGGTTTTTTTCTTGATATTTTCTTTGATGGGCTTCAATTCATTGATATATTTTTGATGAAGTAATTTCAAGTGTAATTGATATATATCACTATATGTAGTTAATTTGATTGCTTTTTTCACATAACAATAAATATAATTCAAATACAAGGTTTGTGTAAATAAATACAAGTGTTTCTTGAAAAATAAAAAATGTTTTCGGTTAAAGGAATGATTGGTTAAATAGTCTATCACTTTTCCCGCTTCTTTTCTAAGGCACAAATAAATGTATTGATGCCGAAATATATCTATATCAAACATATTACTGTCTTTGATATATTTGACATACTCATAATTGGGGTTGATTAGTTTACACTGTCTGCCGGTTTTATCTGTAAAGTGTAGACCCATAGTAGTATACGGAATACTGGTGAAATCATCATTTATTTGTTGGTATGATGTAAAATCATACACTTTAGGAAATTTCACATGCGTAAAATTGGGGTTTTCCTTTATACCACGATTGTCAATATCAATTGTAAAAACATTCACACTATGATCACCTGTATTGACAATTTCAAAAACATGAATTAAAAACAGCTGTGGCTCTTGGAGATGTTTGATTAAACCAAATACATGATGTTGAATCACAAAATGATAACAAAAACGCTTCTCAAGTAAATCAATGTCTACATTTTTCAGGTGTATGATATCCATGAAAATATCCCGCAGACTTTTGTTGTCTTCTATGGAATACAATATATGACAGCCTACATCGTCTAATGAAGAAATCTCCCATCCACCATTAAGACCAATAGTGGGGTCCCAAAACAAATTTACCCCGACGCCTTCCACGAATTCTTGGACAACTATATTACTTTGATTAAAATCAGGATTTCTTTTATAAAAATATGTAAAATTCATTTTTTTGGGTGGAAAAAAGGAAACCGCATCATTTACGCTATTTAAAACCACTGAACGAAAAATTCCATAAGTAAGAACGTGATCATTATTTAAATACGCCGAATCATACGAAATGATTTTATAGTGTTGATTCTTTGTCGTTTTTGTGTCGGTAACATTTACTATTTTCTTAAAAAAATTGTTGTATGGTTGATTTGTCACTACCTCGGTAAAACCAGGGATTTCATTTAATTTATAAACATATTGTGACATCTTTTTCATTTATTCATAAAAAATATTTATATCGTTTGGTAAAGTATTTTATTGTAAAAGTAATATAAATATTTCACTTTATAAATTTATAAATATAAATAAAATGCATTATTTATCGGTAATTGCCATATTTAAAAATGAAACGATGAATTTGAAAGTCTGGCTAGACCATTACTTATGGCAAGGCGCCGACCATTTTTATTTAATTGACAATGGAAGTACCGATAATCCTATGACAATTTTACAAGAATATATGGATAAGGGTTTAGTGACTTATTTTTATGGCGCACAAAAACATTGGCAACAACAATATTATAAGGATATGTTTGACCGCGAAAAATTAAGAGACAACACTTACTGGTTAATGGTGTGCGATATTGACGAGTTTTATTTTGGAATGAAACATAAATTACGAACAGAATTGAAATCGCTTGAACAATATCATTTAATATATTCTTGTTGGTATATGTTTGGTAGTGATGGAGTTTTAAAACAACCCCCAGATATTAGAACAGCAATCACCCACAGAGAAGAAAATATTATAAACAAAGATTCCAAATATATATTTAAAACAAAAGAAATCCCCAATAGTTCTCATATATGGATCCATGGTTTAGTCAATTTTTATGACGATGAAAGAACCCTGCGAGACGATAATATTATCCGTTTGAATCATTATGTGATTCAATCATTGGAATTCTTTCAAAAAATAAAAATGACTCGTGGGGCAGCCGACTTTGCCGATGGTGAATATGTACGAAATATGAATTATTTTTTTGAAGCAGATAAAAACGCAACATTTGAAGACTTGACATTAAAAAATTTAATTACAAATCCACCGGAAGATTACTAAAAATGAGTAAATCTTTAGACACTTATAGATAATTTCAGTTTATTCATTCATAAAATTATCTATTATAAATATAGGACAATGTCAACCAATTCAACAAAACAAAATATAAAAATAACAAAAAATGATAAGTCTCAAAGAAAACCCATTGATTTAAATAAACCAATAGATTTCGGATCATTGTCGTCCTCCGAAGAACTTGATGTTACGCCAGATTCTGATTCAAAATCGGAAGAAAAAGAAGATCTTGAATCATCATCTGAAAAAACGAATGATGATGAAGAAGAGAATGAAGAGAATGAAGAGAATGAAGATGATGAAGAGAATGAATCTACGGAAGAAGACGATGAAGGTGTATCCCCTGATTTAAAATTAGGCGATGTCATTAAAATCAAGGACCCAACAAATGAAATATTAAACAACAATAAATTCATCATTGATTATATAGATAACCATTTGATTAAATTAATCAATATAGAAGATGAAACTTTAACAACATTGAAAATCAATGAAGACGGATTATTAGGAAATGGTAATATTGAATCCGTTTCTCCCATCTATAGAAATGATAAAAAGGGATATTCAAGACAAAATAACCTTTTACCTGGAACGTGGATTAATATCTATTTTGGCGGCGACATTCCTGCTATATTGACCGGTGAAATCACCAATTTAGAACAAGATATGATTGAAATTAAAATCTATCCTGAGAAGGAAATCATATACATCAACTTTGATTACAAAGGAATTCCATTGGATATTCCTATTGAAAAAATAGAGATTAGAGAGAAACCCAGTGATGAAAGTATTCAAAGTCGCGATGAAGAAAAGGTTTCACGTTCTGCTGAAGTGGAAAGCGTGGTTGATTCATATGACCAAGAGTCGGTTGATATACTAACGGAATTTAATATTCCAACAAATGTAGAAGTCCGTGATAATATTCTCGAATTTATTTTAAAAGCGGATGAAATACAATTTGGCGAAGAATTGGGAGCTATCCAACAATATATCAATGTTGATGCGCAAGAAAGACGATTCAATATTGAATTACAGACCAATGATTTAATGGATGAATTGTTGAGCACTATACCCGACAGACAACGCACCAATATGGTATTGACCAATATTCACACCATGATTGAGCGTTTCAAACAATTGCGCGAGGAATTTTCAACATTTGATGGACACGGGAATGTCACAGGGGTAATCATCAAAAACGCCTCTTGGAAACCATTGATTCACAGTTTAATGAGTTTTAAAAAATCTCTATACTGGATATTACCTGTTGCGAAAAACGTGAAAAAAATATATGAAAAGGTAGGGTTTGATAAGGAGGATGAAGGATATGAATTTGACGAAATTGAAAACAATATAGCCTATAAAGGTTCAACCCAGGAAGAAATGTTTCTATTAGAAGGTATCATTGATGGCTATAAATCAAATAATTTACCTGAAGCAGGAGAGAATAAATACGTTGCTTTATACAAAAGTATTAATCCCTTATTTACACCATTTGAAGATGTCAATCCAGAAATGAAAATGGACGTTATTGTTGAACAAGAAGTATTGGATAATTTTAATGTTATTATTGATACTTTGGGTGATTTATATTCAAACGTGATTCATGATAAAACTTTGGTAAGCAACCGTTTTGTCATTGACAAATACAATTTGGGATTAACACATTTAAAAACAACGCAAATATCTAGAAACAAAAATATATATCATGTCGAAGATATGACATCGCCTGATACAATCGCATTGACCTCACTGGTGACTTTGCCTGAGCCAGTCATTCGTTTCTCTCACATATCATTACCAGGGACAAGTATTTATACCAAGGCAAATTTGAATACCATGTTTGTCAATTATTGGAAATTTTTGAATAATCGTACAAGTGTCAATAAAATATTGGTTGATATTTACAATGATAACGACGACGAAGCAAATTCAAAAAAACCAAAAGAAAATATGGAACAAGACAAAAATACATTTTTCAGTAAAATTACGAATTTTACCATGAATAAAACTGAACAAATGCGCGACATGAGTGACACCGAATTATACGTGAAATTTTTGGAAAAGGTGGTTCCACGAACACGAGTATTGTTTGAAAAAATTAAAAAATACATCAATGGAAAATTATCCCTGAAAGATGTGGTTGAAATCATGGAGCCGTTTCTTGTTTACAATTCTGACTTGACCTTTATGCAGTACAAAAGCATCAGTGTCTTTTTACAAGAGAAAATATCCAAATTTAATAAAAAATTTATTGAGCGAAGCAAGTATTTTTCAAACTTGAAAAGAGTCGGTAAAGGGATTACCAACGAACCCAATGCCAATTCTCTCAAAATGTTGATCAATGAAAGTAAAAACAAACAAGAAGTAACAGATATATACAATAAATCGGTATATAGAAGTGACATCAATACTGAAATCAAAATGACCAATTCTGAATTATTAAAGAAAATGGTCATGGAAGATTTTGGCAATGTTTATAATTATTGTGTCGCATTGGAAAATACATTTTTGATGCTTCCCGAAAATATAAACAAGTTAATCGAAGATAAAGAAACGCGGATCGAACAACAACTTGAAAAGGGGTCGTCCGCGGATGAAAAATGCGAAAATGTAATCATCGCAAAACAATACGCAAATATTGAAGAATTGGAAGCGGATAATGATACGACTATCTTTTTTGATCGTAAATATGACAGCACTATCTACAGTATTTTGGACGATTATTTGAATGATCAAACACGTATGTTGCCAGCGGACTTTCACGAGTTTTTAACCAAGAAATTAATGGAAAAAATGAAATTAAATGAAAAAGGAGCGAGTTACCTCGCGGAGACATTAATCAACGGTGCCAAACGGGTGAAAACCGGGGATTACGCCATTTACTTTGACAATGCGCAAAACAAGTTGAATTATTATATCAGAGATCATAATCAATGGATATTGAAAGAAAACGTCGATGAGAAATTAGTGGGACAAAAGCAAGACATGATATGTAATTTTCAACAAAACTGTATTACTATACAGGACAAATATGATGCGAAATGTCAGTCCATGGATACGAATAGAAAGGACCTCACGAAAGACGCATATTTGGAAATTATGAATGAATTCGACTATAAATACCAAATGTCCAAAGAAGATATGCAAATACGCATTCAAATGAAATACGATTATTATGTAGGTATTATTGACAAATTGGATAAATTGAAGCAACACCGTATGTTGAAATACAATGACGCCCAATATAAACTCGGGGCGAAAACCAGCGATGAAGATGTGGAAGAAATCATTGTTTCGCCATACATGAAACTACTCAACATTATACTGGGGCAAAATGATTTTGTGAAAAGACAAAATGACATTATTACTTTTAAAACCAAATTCACGAGAGAAGCCGATACACTTGGTGGCGAAAACGAATACTGGTTATACTGTATCAAGACCAATACGCAATTATTGCCAACCTTTTTGTATACCATTGCGTCGGTTTTTGTACAGAACCCGGATAATTATACCATCACGGTTGACCGTATCATCAAAGATATTGGAGGTTTGAGTGACGACGGCGAGTCTTGGGTAGATAAAAAAGGACAAAGTGGTCGTGTCATTCGCAAAATAGATTTTGATATTGATGAAGGATACGAAGATGGATTCCGCGTCATTAGTCGCGAACTTTTGGAAAGAGACGCAGGTGATATTGTCGCGGAAAATATTGAAGCCGAGCAAGAATCCAAGGAAGCCGCAGCGGATAAATCCAAAAGCAAAATTGTAAATGCGGAAACCAAACTCATGCTGAATATTATTCACGCCATGAGCGATTTTATGGGAATCAATTTGGACGATCAATTAGAATTCATATTGAAAATCACTAGTGCGGCATTGGCGGACGCGTTACCTTCCGAAAGCGAGCACAATAAAGATGCCGAAGAAAAGGCGAAAAGAGGACAAACCACAAAACCATACAAAAGTTTCTATAATTTTAATATTTTGTATTTGACATTAGCATCCATCATGGTCGGTATTCAAACCAGTATTCCGAGTGTAAAAACCAGAAGAACATTTCCGGGGTGTGTCAGGTCTTTTGCTGGTTATCCTATGGATGGCACTGGAGATACCAGTGGTCTACAATATATGGCGTGTATTATCTCTCAAATTCCTAAGGCAAAATCCATTGATCCTTGGTCAGCATTGGGAACCTCTAAACAAGATAAAATAATGACGAAAATTAAATTTTTTATTGACAATCATCTTTTGAAAAATATAGATGTAGAGAGAAAGATCAAGGAAAAAATAGAATACTTACTATTGAAACCAGTAGAAGTGATCCCAGTTGAACACGATTTGAATACATGGCGCCAATTTCTACCACCGATTGTTCCTATTAAAATGAAGACGGTGGAAAATATTTCCCAAGATTTCAAGGCGTCTTTGCTGAGTGACATTAAAGGAGCTTCACCTAGACAAAGAGAGAAAATATTGGTGATTCAATCCAAGATCATAATGTTTTCTCTCGCACTACAGGAAAAAATACAACAAATTGTAGAAAAGAAAAAGTTATTATTAAATAATTCTTCTAATGAGCCCTATATTGAAAACGCATGTTGTAATGAAAAAGGTGAAAATAGTACAATTGACTATTTTTTCAATGAAGATAGCGAAATCGGTTTATACAATAGTAACGTCACTGAATTGGCGTATATTTTAGACGATGTTCGTGCCATCAGTAAAGCATGCTTTTTGTTTTGTAAAGAAAATTCTAAAAATATATACCCAGGTTTGACTGACAAATACAGTGAAGAAACCATCTATAAAGCATTCATCACCTTTTGTAAATTCAAATCCCTAATCCCTATACCCGAAGCTTTGATGGGATTATGCGGAGAAAAACCGGCGTTTTCACTCGGTGATTCTATTGGTGAACAAATTCGCAAATTAAAAAATGACGGTCATAATTATACCAATGAACAATTTTTGAGATTATTACAACTGGTGAATCGACACAATATTATACAAGTGCCGATGAATGATCGCATGAAAACGCGGGTTAGCAGAATGCGTGATATTATTAAAAAAATGTCGTCTTTGAATATTGGTGATGCGAAATTAGTGCCACTTGAATTGAGCAACCATTTGGATGACGTTTTGGACACATTTGATGTTGGGGTAGAAGACGACACCAAAGAAATGCGAGAACTCAAGAATTACTTGAGCAAAACAAATACTAACATGAAGGATGAACTAATTGCGTTTATGGAACAATATGGATCAGCCAGTAAAAATAGTTTGAAGAAAATGGTGGAAAATATTAGCAATATCATGGTATGGGGTGAAAATAAGGAAAATGATAATATATATGATGATACAACATATAATTCAATCAATTACATCAAAGAGTACATCGTTAATATTTCCAATGTATATCCAAATAAGATTTTGAATAAACCTGAATTCGCAGAAAATCCTGGTGAGGTTCGTATTCCAAATCATTGGGATTTATCGCCTGTACATCGTTTTGATATTGCCAAAATTGTCTTTGATAATTATACTAGACTAAACAAATTTTATGATGACAAAAAAATTGTCAATGTTTTGAATTCAGTGATTCAACATACTAAACAATTCTTGTTGTTGGTCAATGAAACACCTTATATCAATGAAATCAATTACAAAAATATACACACACATTCTATTTTTGATAAACGCACTTGTAAATTATTATTTGAAAATTATTTACTTGCGGTACTTACTTCATATATTCGTTATACCGAGGACGATACTTTATTGATTGTAGGTGATTCGGTGATAGAGGAAGAACTTGAAGAACCAGTATCTACTTTATTATTGGGTAATAAAAAAGAATTGAAAATGAAAATTGCGGAATTATTGTCTGTTTATATCAACATGATGGTTCAACATAAAGACATGATCAATATGAATTATGATGAAATTATGGATGTCGTGTATAAAATCAAAGAAAACGAAAAGTACACCTTTACAGATAGATTAAAGGCAATGACTGATGAACAACGAGAAGCCGATACCGCGTTGAAAATGAACAAACTCGGGGTATGGTCTAAAGGTCTTCAAAAGGGATTGGTGGCGTATGACAAGGATGTATATGATGAAGAACGCGAATATATGGAAAAATTTGCGGAGATTGAAAATGTGGTGAAAAAGAAGAATCGTAATAATATCAATGATATGAATATTCAACAATATATGGATGATTTTATGGAAGAACAACAAAACGACGAAGATATTGAAGGAGAAGAATACAAAATGGCAAACATGACGGAGGATTACATGGACGGTTATAATGATGGCGATGAAGACCAAGATGTCGGTTTAGACGATTAAAATTTAGATTTATTTCCAAATAACACTGTAATGTTTGGAAATAAATTTCCCAGTTCACCCTATTTATCCACCAGGATTTCCTTGGCGACTGTACGGATAATTTTGTTGTAATTTTTGAGTGCTTTTTCTTTGTCGGTTTCACACAAGCTATTGTCAATCAGTTTCGTGTATAGGTCACTCTTTTTATGATTCGGATCTTTGTATTCCGGGTTGGCTTTCCCCCAAAGAGACATTTGCTTGATATTCTTATGTTCGATTGCCTTGATTGCTTTTATCATTTGCTGTTTATTTTCATCTTTATGCCAGGTATTGTTGTTTTTAATGTGAATCACTTCCCGTTTTAAATCACTACAGTGAATCGGACGTTTGCTTATATCTAATTTGTTTAATCCATTGACTAAAATATTGCTTATACCACCGCAATACCCGAGGGGTCCAAAATTTTCAAAATCTGTCAATGTTAAGATAAGCGATTCCAAGAAATCACTTAGATTCAACGCATCTTTACAGGTCTCGTTCAAGAATACATTCAGGTTGAATTTGTTATTATTCGTGTTATTTTGGGTAATGTTGTTGGTAATATTTCTATCCTTGCTCAATTCAAGCATTTGTTTATTCTGTTCAATAATGAGTTCCTTGAATTCCTGGTTTTGTTTCAAAAGCTCAATGATAAAATCACCCGAAAAATTGTTTTCATACTCATCTTCCTTTTCTTCTACAGTCATTGTTATGTTTTCATGTGTTGATTCGCACTTCTTTTTATGTCTTGATAATCCAGATTGATGTTTATAAACATTACCGCAACTACACGTAAATAGGGAATTTTTTGGCATTTTCGGCATTAAATCGTTATCATTTTTTACCATTTTGTTATCATTTTCATTTTTTAAGTGTTTCAGTGTATTCTTATGTACCTTAAAATTTGAATACTTACAGCATTTAAAGTCACAAATGTCACAAAGATATATTTGGCATTTTTTGGCATTTTTTGGCATTTTTTGGCATGAAATAGTTATCCATTTTTATCATAGTATGATAAAAAAAAATGCCTAAATCCTTTTTACTTAAAACTATAAAAATTATGCTCACAAAATTATGCTCTCACACAAAAATCAACGAAAAATCCAGGAGAGCTTTATGCTGTAAACCGACCAAAAAAACAGCGTTTTTCACATGAATCCCTGGGATTTTCAAAAATGGACATACTAAAAATGTCCATTTTCACTTTTTCTGATTTTCTTTTGTTGAAATTTCAAAATTTTTAGAATCCCCCTTTTACGACAATTATATAATTTTTTGAGTAGGAATTATATAAAAACATAATTTAGGTTATATTTTGTTATAACTATTTAGAAAAACTTTTTTTATGTTAAAAAAATATAAAAAGGCAAGTTATATAAAAATATAATATTTATATAACTTATAATATGTTAAATCAAAAAACTTATTCTTGCGCCATTTGTAACACTAGTCCCGACCAAATTTCACATCATAAATCACACATTGAAACGCAAAAACATAAAGACAAGCGTGAATTGTTTGAATTTAAATTATGTAAATTATCCAATCAAGAGTTAGAAGAAAAATATAAAACACATAATATTAATGACATTATAAGAGAATTTGAGACGATAATATATAGTCCTATTTATAAAATTGAATCGTTGACAAATAATAAAAAATTGAAACAAAATATATTTAATAATGTAGACTATATAAAACCACCACAAATGAGTGATACTCAAAAAGAATTAAAGAATAAATTAGAAATTGAAATGGCAAGCGTTTCAAATAAAGAAGCGTTAAAGGACAAAATACACGAAATTCATAATTATCTTAGAAATAATGGTGCTGGATATGGTATGAACGCATTAAAGGTGTTTAATATACTTTATGGATTAAAAAAAATAGAAGAAAATGGATTATTAGATAAAGTAAACTTGAAAAAACCAGATTGTGAATTTTCATATTTATTGAAATTAGCAAATGAAAATAAAGATGAACCATTGGCAGATTTAATTTTTGGAAATGTTTTGCAGTCAATTTGTGATAGTGAATTGAAAGAACTTCTATTCTACGAAATACCGCAAAATATTAAGGGTTCTGTATTTACGTATCTTATAAAAGAAATAAATAGAATCACTATTATTGAAAAAACATGTAATGTATTATTATCAGGTAAAATTTATGAATACTTTATTGGTCGAGATGAGAGTGCGATTAGTGAATTAGGTGCTTATTTTACAGATAGACATATTGTAGAATATATATTATCAAAGTTAAATCCATCTATAAATCCTGATGGAACAATATCATCAATGATTGATATGTTTGGTGGCTCTGGGGGTTTTACTACTGGATACATCAACTATTTAAATGAAAAATATCCACAATTAATTAATTGGAGTACCGAAATAAATAAAATTTCACATTTTGATATGAATGAAGATGTTATAAAATCAGCAGGGTTAGAATTCTTTTGTTTAACGGGTGTATTACCTAATATGAATAATTTAAAATATAAAAATTCATTTACAGATGAGTTTAATGAACAAAAATATAAATATCCTCTTACGAATCCACCGTATGGGGGTGATAAAAAAAAAAAAACAGAAGCTCAAATTAAAAAAGAAAAAGTTAAAGAATTTATTAAAAATGAATTGCCAACCATTACAGATGAAGGATTGAGAATAAGAAGACAAAAACAACTAAAGAATATAGAATCTCAAGAAAAAGAAGAAAAAAAAGAAGGTGATAAATCAAAAGTTTCAATTAATACGTCTAGTGCGAGAATTCAAAAATTCGCAAAAGATTATGGATTAAAGGGAAATGATAAAGAAAGTTGTTCTCTTATTTTATTGATGGATATTTTGGAATTTGGAGGAACCGCAATTGGTGTTTTAAAACAGGGTGTATTCTTTGATAAAACATATAAAGATTTAAGAAAATGTTTGGTTGAAAATTTTAATGTTAGAGAAATAATTACTATTCCACAAGATCAATTTGAAAATACCTCAACTAATACTTCAATTGTTATATTTGACAATTCTGAAGAAAAAACTACCGAGGTTAAATTTAGTGATTTAGTTGTTGAAAGATATACAGAAGATAAGTTTGCTGAAGTATTTGGCGACATTGTTATTATTGAAAATAAAGGTGATATTAAACATCTTAAAGATGCGTTGGTTTCACAAGCAACGAGAGAAGAAATTATTGGAAACACAAATTGTTCATTAGATGGAAAAATTTATAATAAAAGAAAAATAGTGGTTAGTAAAGAATATTCTTTAATTAAATTAGGAGACTTATGTGATACATTGACTACAAAAAAACACTGCACTAATATTGGAAAAGAAACAGGCAAATACAGATTTTATTCCTCATCACAAACAAAAAAATTATATGTTGATTTTTGTGAAGTAAATACTGAGAGCATTATAATAGGCCAAGGAGGAACATTTAACATCCATTATGATATTAACTTTACTGCTTCAAAACACGTATGCGTATTACAGCATAAAAATAATAATTATTATGAACTAAAATACATATACTATATTATTCCTGAGCTAAGAAAGTATTTAATAACCAATGGTTCTGTAATGGGATGGTTAAATAAAACAAATATAAAAGATTTAGATATTCCTATTCCAAAATCTCAATTAAAAATAAAAGAATGGGTAGATAAAATATCGTCGGTCAATCATGAAAAAAATGAAATTTTATACAAGCAATATATTCAAGAAATGGTTCTAGAGGCGATTCCATATCAAAATAATGTTAGTGATAAACCAACACTTATAGAAAATATTATTGAAATACCAGACGAATTTGAAATTGTTTCAAAGAAAAAAGTAGTTAAACAAACGAATAACAAACAAATAACAAAATAACTCAAAAACCAAAACAAGTGATAAAAACAAGTGATAAAAACAAGTGATAAAAACAAGTGATAAAAACAAGTGATAAAAACAAGTGATAATTGAACATGACAAAGAAGAACAATCACTATAAATTTATCGTCTTCTATTTCTATTAAATTCCAATTCACTTGGAATATTCGTAAAATCTTTATAAAAATCAGCTGGTTCTTTTGGTAAAATAGCATAATCTTCACAATAAATATAATAATCATCTAATGATTTAATATTTTTTTCTTTGCAAAAATTTATCCAGTCTTGTTTAGATTCAATAAATTTTGTTGTATCAACACCCATGAAATCATACCAATTATTCCATACTCCTTTTGATTTAAAATATTCTTCTGGAGACGCTATAAAATTACTATGAATGTCTTTTTGTTGAATATATTCTTTTTTAGATTTTATATTCAATTTTGAATTGATACAGCGAACATAATTATATTCATCTTGTTCTTCTGTAAACTTGGAACATAGTGCTTTACTATATCTTAATCTTAACTTTATTTTATTTAACTCACCGCTATTTTCTTCAAAACTATAATCTTCATAATCATTTCTTATTTCTTCAATCATGTTTGGCTTTTCTCTCTTTCTATTATTACCAACAGCAACAAATATTCTTTGTTCTATTTTTTCATCAACATTACGCATGTGTGAAATAATTGTTCTAACTTTTTCATAAGATTTATTTTCATTTTCCCAGTCATCTGTATCAATATATGGAATAATAACATATGCTTTTTTATTTGGATTTTCAAAATCTAATCTATTTGGTCGTAATAAATACTGGGCGATCCTTATTTCACTCCGCATATTTCCAGCTATACATACACCATTTAATTTTGGTAAATTAAACCCTTCACCAAATATATATATACATGAAATAATACCATATGGTTTATTTTTAAATTTGGATACCTCACTATCTAAATCATTACAATTTTTACTATGAAGAGCATTATTATAGATTCTTTCTTTTGAAACCGATAAAATATTCAATTTCAAGATTTCATCAATATATTCTTTTGCTAGTTCTGCGTCTTCTGTTGTGTTGGTATATAATAATAAATGAGTTAAATCACTATATTTTTCGAATGATTTTAAACACATATAACACGATATAAATATTTCTTTATTAAATACATTTAATCTTAGACTAGTTACAATTTCATCAACCTCATCTTCCGTATTTTTCAAAACTAAAATATTATAATCTGTTATTTTTTTATTTTCTATAGCCCAATTCACTGATTTACTATCAATACATTTTCCAAAAATAGTTTCATCATCCATGGAATATAATACTTTATTTATGTATGTTTCAATCATTTTTTCTGTAGCAGTCATAAATAATGATTTTACAAAATTTATTTTATGAAAAAGCCGAAATCCTTTATCATCTTCTCTCTCAATACCAACCAAATGATGTGCTTCATCTCCAATTTTAAATTCAAACATAATATCTGGATCAACTAATAAATGACACGAATGATATGTTGAAATAACAAATTTAGGTTGTGTATTAATGTTAATATTAAGAAATTCTATAATTTTATTTTTATTTGTCGTTGATTTAATACAATCATGTTCATCGCCTCCAACAAACAATATATTATTTTTATTTGGAAATATTTTTATAATTTCATCTTTAATTTGTTTTTGTAAATTATTACCAGGAACACCAATGACGACTGATTTGAATTTCATTAATTTTACAATTAAAATACTTAATAATGCTTTTCCAAGACCACACGCCCAAATTATTTTTCCAATATTATACGAAGTAAAGAAGCCTTCAATCATGTCTAATACATATTTTTGGTGTTCGTTCGGTTCAATATCATTATTTACACACGACAAATCAGATATTATTTCATCGTTTGTTGAACCTTTTTTACTTCTTTTAACTTTATATTTTTGAATAATATTTTCTATTTTTATTTGATTAAATATATTTTTAACTTTAGTTACGTTTGGTATATTTCTAATTCGTTCGAATCTATTCATACAATTTATTTCTTCTTTTGTTAAAATTCTATATTCTAGATTTATTTCTTTCAAACAAGGTTCAATTAAATCAACAATACATTTATCATAAAATTCAGTTCCTCCACCTTTATAAATGTGATGTGATTTAAAATAATCTTTCAAATAATTATCAATTATTTTCATCTTATTTAATGGTATTTCAATAACATATATGTATTCTCCCCTTTCAACTTCACCGGTAATATATGGAGTATCCCTATCTTTTAGACTAGTAGCAGTTATACCCAGTTTTACAACATTTTCTATTATAAACCAACTATTAACTCTAATATATACGAATGCTTTTAGTAATTGTTCCATTTTATTAAAATTTATCTAATGTAATATGTAATGATATATTTATGAAATTATAAAATTATGAAATTATAAAATCAATTTTTATTATATTCATGAAATTCGTGAAATAAGATAAAAAACTTTTATACCTTTTCTCATTTCAAACGCCGTTTTACATTTCTTAATCTGTGTAAGTGGGAAATAGGTTAGAATTTAGTATTTATTTAGTATTTATTTAGTATTTATTTAGTATTTATTTCGTATTTATTTAGTATTTATTTCGTATGTATTTAGTATTTATTTCGTATTTAAAATTTATATTTGTATATCTATATCTATATATATATTTATATCTATATATATAATGGCATCACCACTTGAATTAACATATGTTTTTCTTTCTGGATTTACATTGGTACTACCCATTTTTAATGGCACAATCACATCAATCAATTGGGGCGATGGTAATACGACTTATAATACCGGTGATTATACCGCGGATAAAACACATGTTTATTCATCCGGTGGCACTTATAATGTGAGTATTTTAGGAACAAGTATAACTCAAATGAGTTATGTATATGGAAATGGCACTACTGGTGCGGAATACTTGTCTGAATGTAATAGTTTTGGTGAAATAGGTTTAACCAGTTTGTATTTTGCTTTTTATGTAGCATATCCAAGAGGTCAAGAACCTATATTAACAAAAATTCCAAGTTCTTTACCAACATTATCAACCATTACAAATATGCAAGGGTTATTTCAATATAGTTCCTCCAGTATTGACTATACTAGTATAACTGGTTGGGATGTTTCTGGTGTACAAGATATGCAAGCTGCTTTTAATGGTTCAAATATGAATGTAGATATTAGTGGTTGGGATGTTTCAAACGTTCAAACTATGAGATTTATCTTTTATGGTGCGACTCTTTTTAATCAACCGTTAAATTCTTGGAATACAGGTAATGTAGTTAACATGAATAATATGTTTGGTTCGGCGACTTCATTCAATCAACCTTTAGATTTATGGGATGTTTCAAAAGTTGAAGACATGTCATATATATTTGCGAATGCGACCAGTTTTAATCAAGATCTCAGTAACTGGGATGTTTCCAGTGTTACAAATGCTAATGGTATGTTTATTTCTGCGAGTTCTTTTAATAACGGTGGAGCTCCAGGCACTTCTATAAATCCTTTGTCTTGGGGAAGTACGACTGGAAATTTTACGAATATTAGTAGTATGTTTTCTCAAACAAACAATTTTAATCAAGATATAAGTGACTGGGACGTGTCAAAAGTGACTAATGTGCGCCAGTTATTTGTTTTTAATAACGTGTTTAATCAAAATTTAAATAATTGGAGTCTAACAAGTCTGTCAGATGCGACTTTAATGTTTTATGCTGCGTTTGCTTACAATAATGGTGGCGTAACTTTAGATTGGACTGGTAAAACGCCTAATTTAACTAATATGAATAGTATGTTTTCTGCGACAACTTTATTTAATCAAATTGTTCTTTTGGATACAGCAAATGTTACAAATATGGATAGTGTTTTTAGTTCTGCTCAAGCTTTTAACCAAGATATAAGTAACTGGGACTTTTCAAGTGTTACTGAAGTGGGAAGTATGTTTAATAATAGTTTATTTAACTATGATGTAAGTAGTTGGAATATAACAAGTCTTACAAATATGCGAAATATGTTTTTACGTGCGACTGCTTTCAATAATGGTGATGTGCCATTTACTGGTACATTTTTGAATCAAATTTCAAATGTTACAAATATGCGTGGAATGTTTTATGAAGCTCCGGCATTTAATCAAGATATAAGTGGTTGGGATGTTTCAAATGTGACTGATATGCGTGAAATATTTCAGGGTGCGACTGCTTTCAATAATAATGACGCGACTTTGAATTGGGGTTCTAAAACAAGTAAGGTTACAAATATGGTAAATATGTTTTATGGTGCTACTTTATTCAATCAAAATATAAGTGGTTGGGATGTTTCTAGTGTTACTGATATGAGGTATATGTTTTATAATACGTCTAGTTTTAATCAACCTATAACATGGGCGGATACTTCCAAAGTAACAACTATGTATGGTATGTTTTACGGTGCCAACTCATTTAATCAAGATATAAGTGGTTGGGATGTTTCTGGTCTTTTAGATACGGTGAGTATGTTTCAGGGCGCGTCTGCTTTCAACAATGGGGGCGTTACTTTAGATTGGGGGTCAAAAACAACGAGTCTTACTTCTATGCAAAGTATGTTTCAGGATGCGGCTTCATTCAATGTTGTTGTTCTTTTGAATACATCAAATATATTATATCTGTCAAATGTCTTTAATGGTGCGTCATCATTTAATAAATCATTAAATTCTTGGGATGTTTCGAATGTTCAAGATATGGTTGGTATGTTTGGAACAGCGAGTTCATTCAATCAACCGTTGGATTTATGGGATGTTTCAAGTGTCACTGATATGACTGATATGTTTTATAATGCGACCGATTTTAATCAAGATATAAGTGGTTGGGATGTTTCCAGTGTTGAAAGTATGGTAAATATGTTCTACGAAGCGACGAATTTCAACAATGCAGGCGTGGATCTAACTTGGGGCATTAATACAAGTAATGTAATTTATATGTCTAATATGTTTCAAGGTGCGACGAATTTTAATGTAAATATAAGTGATTGGAATATTTCAAGCGTGTCTTCGATGAATAGTATGTTTCAAAATGCGACCTCTTTTAATAAACCACTCGGTAGTTGGGATGTTACAAACGTTCAAAATTTTGGTTATATGTTTTACGGAGCGTCTTCATTCAATCAAGACCTGAGTACTTGGAATATTTCAAACAATTATTCTATGGATCAAATGTTGAGTTATTCTTTTTTATCTACCACAAATTATAACAACGCTTTAAATTATTGGGCACAATTTACATATACCGGATATTATTATTATCCGATTTCATTTGGTGGTTATGGATTAGTCTATTCTTCAGCAAGTTCAGTCGCGCATGATACTTTAAGTAATGCGACACCGCCATATGTGAATTGGATCTTTTTTGGCGACGCATATGTATCCACCGATACAATTAAACAAAATACCGCTTTTAGTTTGAGTATAAACGCACCTCTAGCAGTTCCAGAATTTGAAATTGTATATTTAGAATCCGGAGATTATCAATTGTATTATAATGACGCACCTTTTTCAGATGTAGTTACTTATGATAATACAGTAGAGACAACCATCGAGTTTACCGATTTGATTTTCTCTCTAACTGGCACAAGTTTGCCACTTGTATTAAAATATACTAGTCCTAGTCCTTTACTAGCACTCAAACCAGGTAATTTGAAACTTGGAGACCCTGATGATATAGCAACTTATTATTTTGATGTATATTCAGACATTATCGTGTGTTTTAAAGAGGACTCCAAAATTCTTACAAATAAGGGATATATTCCCATTCAAGATTTGCGCAAGGGTGATTTGATACAAACTGTCAATGATGGATTTAAAGCAATCAATATGATTGGTAAAAAAGAAATACATCATCCTGCAGTAAAAGATAAGATAAAAGACCAGTTATACTTGTGTTCTCAAAACAAATATCCGCAATTATTTGAAGATCTGGTGATTACCGGTTGTCATTCTATATTAGTAAAATCATTTAAAGATGATGAACAGCGTGACAATACAATTAAATTAACTGGTCATACTTATGTAACTGACCAACATTATCGTTTACCAGCTTGTTTGGATGAAAAAACCGTTGTTTATGAAAAAGAAGGTATTTATACTATTTATCATTTGGCGTTAGATCATGATAATTATTATATGAATTACGGTATTTATGCCAATGGATTACTGGTGGAAACTTGTAGTCAGCGATATATGAAAGAATTGTCAGAAATGACACTGATTGAATAAGTGAAAAAATCGAGTTTTCCTTTATTTACATTTGCCATATAAGTAATGTAAATAAATTGCGCAGCCTATTTATCCACCAGAATTTCCTTGGCTATAGACCGGATGATTTTATGGTAATTTTTGAGTGCTTTTTCCTTGTCACTATCGCACAAGCTATTGTCAATCAGTTTCGTGTATAGGTCACTCTTTTTATGATTTGGATCCTTGTATTCCGGGTTGGCTTTTCCCCAAAGCGACATTTGCTTGATATTCTTATGTTCGATTGCCTTGATGGCTTTTATCATTTGCTCTTTATTTTCGTCTTTATGCCAGGTATTGTTGTTTTTAATGTGAATCACTTCCCGTTTTAAATCACTACAGTGAATCGGACGTTTGCTGATATCTAATTGGTTTAATCCCTTGACTAAAATATTGCTTATACCGCCGCAATACCCAAGGGGTCCAAAGTTTTCAAAATCGGTCAAAGTCAAAATGAGGGATTCCAAGAAATCACTTAGATTCAACGCATCTTTACAGGTCTCGTTCAAAAATACATTCAGGTTAAATTTGTTATTTGTGTTATTTTGGGTAATGTTGTTGGTAATATTTCTATCCTTGCTCAATTCAAGCATTTGTTTGTTCTGTTCAATAATGAGTTCCTTGAATTCTTGGTTCTGTTTCAAAAGCTCAAGGATAAAATCACCCGAGTATTGATTGTTTTCTGGTGGGTGCTCTTCTATAGTCATTGTTATGTTTTCTGGTTTTAAGTCGCAAACCAATTTATGTTTATATAAGCTTTGTCTATGTAAATATTCTTTCCCACAATTACATGTAAATATGGAACTTTTTGGAACTTTTTGTAAGCCATTTTGTAAGTCGTTGTAAGTATTTTTATGTTTTGCTGTAAATAAATGTCGTTCGTATTGGCTTTTTCGACACGTTTTATAGTCACACACTTCGCAAATGAATTTAAATGGAACCTCGGCGCCTCCAAATGAAGTCATTTTGTAAGTCTAATATACTTACAGAAAAGTTCCTAAACCTTTTCCCAATTAAATTCTTAAATTTATGCTCACAAAATTATGATCTCGCTTGTTTATCCATGAAAAAACCAGGAGAGCTTTATGCTGTAAAATGACCCAAAAAACAGTGTTTTTAACATGAATCCATGGGATTTTCAAAAATGGACATACCAAAAATGTCCATTTTTGGTTTTTCTGAATTTCTTTTGTTGAAATTTGGAAATTTTAGAATCCAACTTCTTCAATAATTCTAATAATATTTGTATATTTTTTATATTTTTTGTATCGTAGATATTTTTGGTTATTGTACAGTAAAATATATATTGATTAAAATAAGTTATAGAAATATTTTGATTTTATAATATATAGTTATATATAGTATAATGATTTTTAATGTAGATGACCAATGTAATGAATTAAGAGTGTTAGTTAATCAAGTAATTGATGTATTATTGTCATTGAGTTTGCCAAGTACTTATAGTGATAACTTTTCTAAGAATGTATTGTATAATGAGATAATTCCTTTATTTCAAACATATATTAATAACGGATGTAAACAAGATGATGAACAAGATGTAATAGATGTTTTAAAAGGTTTAACACAAAAAGATAAGTACTGGGCTTCTCAAATTGAAATAAACACTACACAACAAATATTGAAAAACCCGAACATAAACATAAACCTTATATTGTTAAACTCGATTAGTGATAAGCATAAGAATGATATAATAAATTCACTTAAGTGTAATAATAATATTTATTTATTAAACACAAATTATAGTCATTATAATTGGTTTCAAAAAAGTGATACTGGCGGTTATATTCAAACAGATGTAACTGGAGACGGGAATTGTTTTTATTACGCTTTATACAATGCTTTAAAACAATATCACACTTTATGTAAGCCATCTGATAGTTTTAATAGTAAGTTTCACAATGAAAACAAATTTAATAATAAATGGAGAATTAGGATAGCAAATAGTGATGAATTTGAAAAATTTGTTACTGATATGCTTAGACTATTGTGTGAAAATAATGAAAATTTGATACAGGGTATAATGAAACAATATTATTGTTATAAAAAAGAAGATGATAAAAATGATACTATTGATACTATGATAAATAATGATATCGTCAGTTTAAATAAAGAAATAAATAATATACAAATACAAATAGAGAAAATTCCTGAGAACGAATATAAAAATAATATTTTAGTGAGATTTAAAAAATTAATAAAAGAGTTTAATGGTTTTAAAAATAAATATGGTTATGACTCTGGTGCGATCCCTGGTGCGATGATCCCTGCTAATACCTTTGTTGCGATCCCTAGTTCTGGTGCTGCCCCTAGTTCTGGTTCTAGTTCTGGTGCGATCCCTGGTGCGACCCTTGGTGCTCCCCCCAGTGCGACCTCTATTGCTACCCCTGGTTCTGGTTCTGCTCCTGGTTCTGCTTCTGGTTCTGCCCCTAGTTCTGGTTCTGGTGCCAGATCTTCATCCCCAAAATCCATATTAAAAAAAGAGCCAACCAAACAAAAGAAATTTAATTATGAGCTAGAAAATAAGCAAATTACGATTCCAAATACACTCGTTATATATTTAACCACCAATGTACCCGGGTTTCAAAAAATAAAATTTGTGCCATACATGGTCGAGCCAAAATTAAATAAATATGTAGATACCGTATATTTTGATCCAATGATACCATTAAATACTTTTGTGATTCAGAAAACACCTCGTGAATTGGCAAAGCTTCAATTTTTTGACAAGGGGCTTTTTTTTAGTTTAAAAAATAGAGTACTTACGGAAAAATGGTTTTCTTCTTCAGATTTAACATCAAAAGTTTTATCAAGTATGTTTTCAAATCCAGAAACAGTTAATAAAAATACATCAGTTACAAACACGAATGTAAAAGATAATAAACCATTTGACTTATTTAATTTATTTTCTAGTAATGATAGAGGCACTACCTTAGCATTAGGCTCTACATTAGCAATTCCGTATTTTCAAAATCCGGACAACGTAAACATAATGCGGGGTCTTGTCAATAGAGGTAATACATTAGGGGTATTTTTAAAGGAAGGATTGATGGGAACATATGGTTATTTTATGGGTGCGACCCCTGGTGTGACTGGTGTGACCCCTGGTGCGACCCCTGGTGCGACCCCTGGTTCTGGTGCGACCCCTGGTTCTGGTGCGACCCCTGGTTCTGGTGCGACCCCTGGTTCTGGTGCGACCCCTGGTTCTGGTGCGACCCCTGGTTCTGGTGCGACCCCTGGTTCT